TAATATTATTAGTTGACGGCGAGAATATTTTACACCAAAGTTTTCATAAGTTCGAAAAACTTAAATCTACCGATGGCAAACCGAGTGGGGCAATATTCGGATTTTTCAAATCTCTACATATGTATCTTACAAGGTTCGAACCGGATGAGGTTTATATTTCATTCGATAATGGTCATTCACCAGTAAGGACGAAGTTATTGCCCAATTACAAGGGACATAGAAAAAATATATCTGTAGATTACGAATCATTGCAAAAGCAAAAGGCAATTATAATGAAAATGCTGGGTATGCTAAGAATTAATTATATCTTCGATAAAAAGAAATCTACAGTATATGAAGGAGATGACTTCTTAGCATACCTTGCAATTAAAAAATTCCAATCCGAGAAAATGATACTTATATCATCGGATAAAGACTTTAACCAGTTGCTATCAAATAACCTGAGGATATATAATCCCAGAAAAGATGAGATGATAAGAATGGATAACTGCAAAGAATTATTCGGTTATCATTCTCATGAAACGGTAGAGTACCTTGCAATGGTTGGAGATACTTCCGATGATATACCAGGGTTCCCGGGTATAGGCCCAGTAAAAGCAAGGAAAATCCTTGATGAGGGTAGAATTGAGAAGTTTATTGCCCAGAGTAAGAACAAAGAATATCTTCAAATATGGAAAAGGAATGAACAGTTAATCGACCTTTTCTGGTTTGTAAGACATAATCCATTGGATAAGTTACCAATTAAGTCAAAGAAGAAGTTTAAGTATGAGAAATTCAAAGAGCTTTGTATCGAATACTCTTTAGCATCATTTTTGACAAATGAATTTATAAAACCATTTAAAGCATTACATCATGAGTAAGAGAATTATGTTTGTGGGTCCCTCTGGTATAGGGAAAACTACTTTAGCTAAGTATGTAGCTAAGAGAGAAGATCTACCTTTTATTTCTGGTAGTATGTCAGATTTATTACCTGCTACTGAAGGGGTATCACATAATGAAATATTATCCCTCGGTTCGGAGGCAATGTATAAAGCAGATTTTCAACTTCTGAACAAAAGGAATAGGTTATTCAAGGATAGAGAATACTTCGTAACCGATAGGAGTTATGCAGATTTGGCTGCTTATTTTTGGTATAAGCAATCAAGAACTTTACCAGAATGTGAAATGGAACATTTTTTCTGTCAATGTAAGACTTTAATGGAAGATCAATGTGATGTAGCAATCTTCTTACCATTAAATCTAGATACTTATAAGCATTGGTCAATGGAAGATAATGGTAAGAGAATACTTAACAGATTCTTCCAAGTTCAGATATCATCTCTTATGGGGGAATTGCTTGCAAATTGGGAAATACCCACTATTTGTATACCTGAGCTCGATTTAGGTATGAGAACGGAACAAATCAATTACCATTTAGATAGGATATGGGGAAAGAAGTAATAGCAATAGCCTTCTCGGATTTACATATAAACCTATGGGCTAAGTTTAATGAGAACAATCACAGGACCCTGAATAGTTTCAGGGTTTTGTCGATTATACGGAAATTATGTAGAAGGTTTAACTGTCCTGCATTATTTTGTGGAGACTTATTTCATAAGGCCGAAACAATGGACCAAGAATTGGCAGAGATATGTTATAACGAACTAATTGAGGGGTTTTGGATATATGCCATATCTGGAAATCATGATATTAAGAAAATAAGTAAGGTTGGTACTAAACCGTTCAGCTGGCTTTATCAAGTAGAGAAGTATGGTATCATGATATTAGATTATGAAAAAACTCAATTATCCCCTACACATAAAGATATTATGGTGTATGGGGTTCCTTATATTGATAATAATGTGGGTCTAAGTGAATACTTAAAGAAATTAGAATTAGATAAAAGTAAAAAGAATATTCTTTTACTACACACTGATTATCCTGGTGCAAAGGATACCGATGGTAGAGAGATAGATTCCGTAGAAAACTTAAATGTGAATGTTCTCAATAAATTCGATTTAGTATTATGTGGGCATATACACAAACCCCAGAGATTATCAAAGAAGGTTTATATGATTGGGGCACCTAACCATCAAAGAAGAACTGATAGGGACTGTGAATTGGGGTATTGGAAAATCTACGAAGATTTGTCTCTGAAGTTTGTACCTTTGAAAAATTTCCCAAAGTTCATCGATGTAGAAAGAGAAGAGGATATTAAGGATGATGGCAATTATTATACGGTAATCCCTCAAAAAGCTAGTACTCCAGTTAATAATAAACATAAGATTACTAAGCAACTTTCTAAGAAGTCTCTAGCAAAGAGATACCTAAGAGAGAAAGGTATTAAAGATGAGGTTAAAACTAATCTATTAATTGAAACACTTAAAAAGGCTGAGTCATGTTAACGTTCTTAAACTTAGAGGCAGAAGGATTTTGTTCAATAGAATCCTTACATCTACAATTAAACCCAACTTGTACCATACTTATCAAGGCACCAAATGGAAAAGGGAAATCAACTATTCTCTCTGCCTTGGTATGGGCAATATATGGGAAAAACCTAAAGGGTGTTTCTGAGGTAAATACTTGGAAGCAAGTAAGGCCTAAAGATTACAAGGGTACTAAGGTACAAGTATATTTTCAGAAAGATTCTCATACATATAAGATAGTTAGATGTCAAAAGTATGATGAAGTACTTGAGGATGGTGCTAAAGGCAAAGACAGACTTATCTTCATGAAAGATGGGGATATAGTCGATATAAAAGGGAAGGGGAAGATACAAGATTTTATAAACAGAGAGATAGGTTTATCATATACTCTGTTTATGAACTCAATCATGTTTGGTCAGGGTATAAAGAGACTTATACAAGAATCTAATTCGGATAAGAAAAAGATATTCGAAGAAGTATTTGATTTAGAGTTCTTAAACCTTGCTAAAGGCATTGCATTACAAGATAAAAATAACTTGATATCTCAAATAAATGAGGTAGAGCATGAGTCTCAAATGCTTAAGAAAGAATTGGAGGCTAATAAGGAAGCTTACTTCGATATGAGAGATAGAGAAAAATCCTTCAAGCAAAAAATCAAAGAAGAAAGAAGAGAGTTAAAGCAAGATAGAGAAAAGCTAACTAAGTTACTGATTGAGAAACAAAAACAAATTAAGGATGAAGTAGATGCTTCGCTTCAGATAAAGATTAAAAAACAAAATGAACTAATCCTTGATTTGAGGGGTAAGATAAAAGATGCCAAGAATTTATCAAATGTACCTCTTAAGAAAGTAATTAAAGAATTAGTAATACAGTTAGAAGAAGGTCACTACAAACGTGCATTACGTGATGCCAAATCAATATATAAAGCGTTCTCTGACCTTGATAAATATGATAAGGAGTATCAGGAGGCATTAGAAAGGTTGGAAGAACTTAGTAGTGTAAATGATAGGTATAAGAAATTAAAATCAGACTGTGATGATATTGCTTCTGATATTGCTTCTATTGACGAAGACCTGGCTAAGCTCAAGCAAGAAAAGCTTAAGGTCATGTCTCCAAAGTATAAACAAAAACTTAAGGAGATTAGGAAGAATTTACGGAAGGTTGATGAAGACTTTCACAATAAAGAGTTAGAGTTAGAGAATTATAACTGGTTAATTAATGACCCATTGGGTAATAATGGGATTAAGGCTTACCTATTTGATTCATCACTTGAGTTCTTAAATAAATGCCTCGATAAGTATTCAGAGGTATTGGGATTTAGGATCGAATTTAATATTGATTTGGGTACTGCTAGAAAAGAATTTGTTACTCTTATTGAAAGAGATGGGATGATTATAGATTACGATGAACTATCAGGTGGCGAGAAACAATTGGTCTGTGTAGCAATGGCTTTTGCAATGAATGAGGCTTTAACTGCCTCTAAGGGTATTAACTTAGCATTCCTTGATGAGGTATTTGAATCACTAAGTTCAGATAACATAGAAATAGTTACTTCCTTAATACGTTACATATTCAAAGAGAAAACTCTATTCTTGATAACCCACTTAGATTCACTTCCTCTTGGTAATACCAAAATTCTGCAAGTGGAAAAGACCCAAGGTCTGAGTAGGTACCAATTACTTTAAATTATGAAAAAGAGTAATTTAACTGATTACCCAAATTATAGGGTTTCTAAAAGAGGTAAGATAATCAGATTATCAGATGGGAAAGTTATAAAATGTTACTTGAACCATAGGTTCAATAGGTATTATTGTTGGCTATACGATTCCAAGAATATTAGAGTCAAAGTATATAGGTATAGATTAGTAGCTATGGCTTGGATTCCCAATCCTGAGAATAAACCCGAAGTTTGCCATATAGATAATAATTCAACCCATGATTATTATAAGAATTTATATTGGGGAACTCATAAAGAGAATATGGAACAAATGTCAAGAGATGGGAGAAGTACTAGAAATAAAAGTATAATCAGAAATATCAGTAAGTCTCGAATTACTTTAGTAAAGAGAAAAGACTATCAGAAGGTTTCTTTTGATATACCCTCAGAGAAACTAGAGCTTGTAATTAAGAAATTCTTTGGGAGTTGAGGCTATAATGGTATATAAAATACAATACACCATTATATTATGAACTCTAAGAATAAAGGAAATCGATTCGAAAGAAAAATTGCCGGGTTTTTTACGAAATGGACCGGGTACAAATTTGAAAGGAATAGAGCAGGGAGTGGAGCTTGGCATTCAAACAAGGACTCCACTTCCGATTTAACCTGTACTGATGAAAGGCATGCTCATAGATGTAAGATATCTATCGAATGCAAGAATTATAAAGAGATTAAGTTTGAACATCTACTCTTAGGTAATAAGGGATGCGATATATTGAAATTCTGGGAACAAGCTTCTAAGGATGCAAAAAGAGCAAATAAAGTTCCCATACTCTGTATGAGATATAATTCAATGCCATCAGAAGAATTTTTCTTTGTAGTTGGAAAGGATTTATCTTCCGTATTCTATAAACCCCTATTCGATAAAGCCAATATTATGGTAATTGATGTACCAAAGATAGATGAGATTCTTTATGTATTCATGGCTAGTGACATATTGAAGAATGTAAACTATAAGTTAGTACATAAACAAGCTAAGTTAATTCTTAAAAACCGGTAACCTATGAAGAAGCATACCCCATACTCATATTGTATATTTTACCTTGAAAGGAAGTACTGTGATAAAATCAATAAAGAACTCAAAGAAAAGGGGTATGACCAAATCAAGGCAATTATTCCTATGGTAAACGTATTAAGAAAAACCACAAAGGGTAAGATGGTATTCGAAGAAGTACCAGTATTATTCAATTATGGTTTTATGAGAATGCCCACTAAATTAGCATTCTCAAGGCCCTTTCTTAATAAGTTACGTAGGAATATATCTGGTATCAGAACTTGGTTACGTAATACCGAGACAATGCACCCAAGAAAGAAAAAGGTAAGGATTGATAATGCAGAAGACTTTGATGATTTCTCTTTAGTGGCTACTTGTAGTAGAAAAGAAGTAAGGCGATTTAAACGTATTGCTAGAGAGAATAAGAAGTTTTCAGTAGATGATTTAGTCAATGTAAAGCCTGGAGATTACTTAGTATTACGGGGTTATCCCTATGAGGGAGTAGATGCTACAGTATTAGAGGTTGACCATCTTTGTAAAAGAGTAAAAGTTCTTATATACCCTGAAATGGGAAGAATGGAAGTATGGTTACCTTTTGACAACGTTATCTATAGTGTATATTTAAATCATGACCCAGATAAGCTTTATGCTAATTCTGGGGAATATGATCTTAATCAGATAACCAATGAAGCAATTGATAGTATAATGAGATATAGAAGAATTTAATATTATGAACGAAGCTCAACAAAAAGCCTGGAGTTGTTTAATTGATAAAGAACAACAATCATTATTCCTTCAACTATCAGAAAGTAAATCTTCATGGGAAGCTGGTGAAATTTTAAAGTTATCTCATTACAAGTATCTTGAAATCCGGGAACGGTCAGAGAAATTCTTTAGGCTATTCTCGGATTTTTTTGAGAAACACACTTCTATTTTTCGACCAGATTGCCCCTGTGAGAGGAATTTCCAAGATTATATGGAGGGATGTTTAGAGAAACGATTAAAAAGAAAAGAAGCAAGCTTATTCACAGGAGACTCAGCTCAATTACTCCCAAAGGTAAGCTCTAAAAATATAGAGAGAAACATGAAGAGGTTAAAGGAGTCTGATGATGAATGGGACATAGATACTCTAAGATTAATTCTTGAATTTGATAGGTGGAATAACTTTAGAATACTTCCAAGAATGCTACAACAGCCATCTGCATTTAAAAGGCGGTCGAATAAGAAGGATAAGATATATATCAAGTATCTTCTTAATAGAGTACCGGATTGGATGCACACTAAACTCAAGGAAAGGTTTAGGTATAAAGTAAAACCAGGAAAGAAAAAGTATTGGGTAGCTTTAATATCTGAGGACCTATATACCGATGGTTATCTATTGTTACCAGTAAGACCTTTGGATGAAGTAGTAGATGAATTTAGTAGATTTTACATGTATGTATTTAAAACTAAAGATGATGCTGATACCTTTGGTTTTATGGTATCTAAGTTCATGATTAAAACCGAATCTGTTAAGCTTGGACAAAAATTCTGGCCAGAGTACCGTTGCTGTGTGGAAAGAGCAGTAAACTATAATCAAGTGAACAACATAGAATTCAATATTAAGAAATTGGATATGGCTTATAACACACATATCAAGAGAAAGCCTAAAAAACCTAAATCCACTGCTGCGAACCGAGCAAAAACCTCGGATTTTTATAAAAATAAATAGAGAAATAAGATAAGATTAAATTATTTATTCTTATATTTGCAAAGAAAATAAATGAATACTTTAAAATATTAATGATATGGCAAAAAAGAGTAGAAAAGACATGAAAGCTCCATCCAAGGAGAAATCAAATTTCCTTGGTGCTTCTGGGAGAAACATGACTTATAAGGATTTAAAGAGAAAGGCAATAATATTAGGGATGCCTTTCCCTGATGCTTGTTCTGCTGGGGTATTTGACTTATTACATTATATCAATGTATCAGAAGAAAAGCCCGATAAATCGTTAATTGATAAATATGACGATTGGATGGATAAGCAATTAGAAAATATTGGGTATTCGAAAGATGACCCATTAAGAAATTCTCGATTAAGGCTTGGGTTTCTTGGAGAAGAAGGGGAAAATGGGCAAAGAAGAACCAAACGAGTTCCTGGGATAAAGAAACCTCGAGAAAAGAAACCACCAAGAGAGAGGGATGAATTTAATCTTATCAAGGGTACAAAGAAATCTTATGTATTTGAATTAACTGCAAAAGGTTTTGAACTTGATAGAGTTATTCGGAGAATGAAAAAGAAATTCCCCGAAGCAAATGAGAAATCTATCAATCTTTGGTATAGAATGGCAAAGAGGAATATAAATGGTAAAACTAAAGGAAAGTAACAACGGACCCATACGACCAGATAGATATTATATATGGACTTGGAGACCAGATACCACCAATAAGATTGTTACTGAAAAAAAATTATATAGGAAACATCTAACCGGTATACCATACTTTACTAGACACCAAGTAAAGGTTACCTTAGTTTATCTTTATGGTGTAGATGTTCTTCAGTATATCCATATAATATCTGGGAGGAAACTTATAAAACAAGGCATTAGAGAATTATCCGATATGAATGGTAAACTTCTTAAAAAGGGTAGTACTAAATTCTGGTTTAAGGGTAAATTCGTAAAAGCAAGGAAGTTCATAATGCCCGATGAATATCACATAGATAAACACCGACGAAGAAGATTTATGGTACAAATGCACCGAGTCTTTAAGTCTAAAGGAAAAAAGGAATTCAATGAAAGGTACTCAATCAAACTCTATGGACAACGGCAAGGCATATCTCCCAAGTATACAAGGCAAAAGAGATTACAAATCAATCTTGCTATCCTACAGGATTTACAACAGGCTGAGTCAAGAGGAGAAAAATAAATTCAATCTGTTATTCCTGCAGTATCCCCCATTGGTAGGTTCATTGGCTTTATATTTAAGAAAGAAGATGAACATCCCAATACAAAAGGTACTATTTATCAAAGCACAAAGGGATATGCTTGAAATATTCGATGAGGCATCACTTAAATTTTTAGGATATTTGCCCAAAGAAAGGTTTATTAAGAAGTCTCTATTATTTCAAGGGTTTGTTCCATTAGAGAGTATTAAACTTAGAAGGTCTTATGCTTATATAATGACAAATAGGATGATAGAAAATAAAATATGGGTCTACCCAATTCGATTATCCGATAACTATAAAACAATGATAAAAGGGAAATACAAATCCTATACCGAAGTATTTGGGAAGGTGGGTATTCCTGGGATAACTAAAATTAAATATAGCAATGAATAATAACGAAGGTTTTAAAATCACAGCACATCAACCAGCAAACCCATTTGCAGGTAAGAAGTTTAAGATAGTCACTTATCAAGGTGACAAGGAACTTGCCTCTCAGGCAATAACAATTGAATCTCAATTAGAATTAAAGACAACTCTAGATGAGATAAAACAATTCAATATTGCTCAGGAGGAATTAGTAAAATCTGGGTATACTCAGAAATCCATACTGGTAAAGAAACTTATAACAGAGTGATATAAATAAATTATTAACCAACTTAAACATTACGAAAATGGCTAAGAAGAAAAAAGAAGTGGAACTGAAAGAAGTTTCCAGAACAGAAATCAATGGTGCAATCATCATTAAGTACGAAGACGGCTCAGTAAAGATTATCCCTGCTCCTATCATGCTTTCTGCCGAAGAAGCAGAAGACCTTTTTGGTTCTGAATCCGATGACGAGGAAGAAGAAGAAGAGGAAGAATCAGACGATGATGATGATGATTCCGAAGAGGAAGAAGAAGAAGAGGAAGAATCAGACGATGATGATGATGATGATGATGATGATGATGATGATTCCGAAGAGGAAGAAGAAGAAGAGGAAGAACTGACCGGTGAAGAACTTGCCGAAATGGACTTCGAAGAACTTGAGGATGTCTGCGACGACAAAGACCTTGAAACTGACCCAGACGATTACGATGAAGACGACGTCGAAAAACTCCGTAAAGCAATTGCCAAAGAACTCGGTCTCAAATTGCCGGCAAAGAAAGAAACCAAAGGTAAAGGCAAGAAAGGGAAAAAGTAATCTGGTAACTGTATTCAAGATTTAAAAGAAGGTAGGGAAATTTCCCTACCTTTACTATCAACTATTAATAAACGTAGAAGTTTACTTATAATAACCATTAACTTATAAAACATTAAAAATTATGGCAACAAAGAAATCAGACTCCAAGAAGAAAGGGGATAAAGAAAAAGACCCCGAAAAAGAAGCTAAACGTAAAGCTCGTCAAGAGGCACTCAAGAATCGGCCGGCTGAACAACGCCCTAACAGCAAGCAAATCGACGTTATTTCCATTAACGACAAATCCAAGGTAATGAACTTTGGTTATGCCGTTAAGAACAAGGAAGGCTATCAGGGTGTAGTGGTTACTTCTGTATTGGTTACGGATGGCAAACCGGTATCAACTTCAGTTTCATTCGTTCCGGGAACTCTTACCGTTAAGTCTAAGAAAGGACATGGCGTTATTTGTTCTCCGAAAAACAAAAAGGCTAAGGAAGAAGAAGAGGAAGAATCAGAAGATTAAACTCTAACTTACTAACTACTATCCCATATGTCTGCTATATAAATTTAGAGTTTAAGTTCATATGAATAACATCTACACTTAGGACGTTGTTCAGCCAAAAGCTCATTGCCTGCGAAGGTAGTGGGCTTTAATTTTTTATACCCATGGAAGAAGAGAAATTAGCAATTCGAAAGAATATTCGAATACTTGCATTGGATAATCTAATAAATACTTATACTGATGCACTAGAAGATAAAGAATTAAACCTGGGACCAGATGAAAGGGAACTTGCCATCAATATAATAAATGAGGCAAGAGAAATGCTATCAGAAGAAACTCAGGAAGTATCTAACCAAGTAATGCAAAGACCCAAATGGAAAAAGACTTAAGATTATTAGTGGGAAACATTAATCAAACTCTCAGAGAATTAGATTATGTTTCGTACCTTAAAAAGGTAGCTCTTAGTAAGGGTAAGAAAGGCGAATACCAATCCCATAGGTTGAAGAGTAATTATCTGAAAAGAAAACTCATATCTCTTAAAGGAGCCCTGAATAAAAAACTTCATGGGACTTATATTGTTGCCCAATTTAATTTTATAAGGGGGGAACAGAAAGAAACTTTTGAACAAACTTTTACGGACTTATCTCAGAAAGAGGTAGAAGATATACTTCAACTCGAGGCAGTTTTAAAACAATGCAGTTTAGAAATCCTAGAAATTAAAGAAATCCCAACCCAAATTAGGAAGGTATAACTATGGTATTATGTAAATAGGAAATTCAATTATTCACCTAATATAAATGAAAATGGCTAAGAAAGACGAAAAGAAGAGTAAATCGGAATCCAAGACTCCGGAACTCACAAAGGCTAAGAAAGCTTTGGATGCTTACCTTAAAGAGAACAAGTTGGACCCTACTAAGGATTGGACCAAAGACAAGAAACATGGTAAAAAGGTTACCGAACTTGTAAACAAGCTCAATAAGGAAAGAGACAAAGTTGCTGCTGCCTATCCTGAAGCTGATCAAGAGAACAACAAGAAATTGGTAAAACTCCAGGAAAAAGAGAAGAAGGAAAAAGCTGAGAAGAAGGCTGCCAAAGAGAAAAAGGAAAAGAAAGGAAATGGTGGTAGAACAGCTACCAAATACGATTATCCTCTCATCGATGGCAGAGAAATGAATTCGGCTGAGAAGAAAAAATATCGTATGGAGCAAAGAAAACTTGCTTCAGGTAAGGCTCCTAAGGAGGAAAAGGAAACTAAGAAAAAGAAGGAAGAAAAGGTAAAAGAAAAACCGGCTTCCGATAAGAAAGATAAGAAGGCCAAAGACAAGAAGAAAAAGAAGGCCGCTAAAGAAGAAGATTAATAAGAGCACTTTTTACTTTTACTTATCATATTTTTGAGTATTCGTTAATAATGGTAGAAGGCCTGGCAATATAAAAATTGTTCAGGCCTTTTATTTTCTAATTAAGTCGAAAATGGAACAAGAAGTATATAAACCAAAACTTAGAATCACTACACTATCAGAGAATGGTACTCCCTTATCAGATAGGTTGGTAGATGCTTATACCGAGATGAATTCAGGTCCAAAGGTACAGCATAACGGTCCCATAAGAGTAGAAGTAACTCTTACTAATAAACAAGATATTGATAACTTCAAAGAATACTTAGATAGGTTATCTGGTACATTGCCTGCTAAGGCACCTAATGTTGGCAGAGGAAGACCTGCAGGGTCTACAACTAAGGAATTGGAATCACCAAGGGAGGACATTCTTGCAGATGTAGAGAAAATGATTGAAGAGGGTAAAAGCCAACAAGATATCATTAAATATCTTAGGGGATTGGGATTTGTATTTATCCTTACTGAAGATTTTCTATTTCACTTTCCTGGATTTGAGTTTAATAAAAAAGATGTGGGAGAAGCAACAGACAATAAGCAATATCCAAATTCATTCTCTTGGATGGCAAGATGTATCAAACGAGCTAAGGACCCAAAAGCAGATAAATTTGACCCAATGGTAATCTTTGGTTTTAGCATTCTTGGGGGACCCTCGAAAAAGATTATCCCATATCTCTATAAGGAAAGGAAGAAACCATTAAGGGCCCAAGTTGGTAAAAACGTAATCTCCTTCTCTCAGGCAGAATTCACTAAACTTCCCAAGTATATGTTAGAATCCGAAAGGATTAAGTTCTCTACTGAACAGAGACAATTGCTTCTAAGTCCCGAAAAGAAGCCTTCTAAATTCTTCCTAAGATGGGTAAACGATGCTATATTCCCAGACTCCATAAAGGAAAAGATGGAAGAAATCAAGAACCGCTAACACTTACCTCCGTATTTATTAAAAGAGTATTTTATATAAAATAATTTTAGTATATTTGCATAAAGAAAATTTAATTATGGACAAGGAAACAAAAGACATCGTAAAGCTCATTGCTGGTATTCAGATTGAATCACTCAACTCAATCAAAGAGGACGTTAAAAATGGAAATGATATTGCCCAAGACTTAATCAAAAAACTCCTTCAGATTGAGGATGACGAAATAATTCGAGCACTAGATGAGCACATTGAATTATACGTGGAAATCGAGAATACTCCTCAACTGATAAATATGCTAAGTGAATACCAAATGCTGGTATGCTCTCACATATTATTCAGAATGGAAGATGAATGGGTACATACTAATTCTCAGGGAGTACTTGGTACCTGGGCAATCTTCCAAAGGGCAAATCTCAAATTCCACCCAGAACTAACACTTTTAAAATTTTAATATATACATGGAAAAGAACGAATACTTAGAATCAGTAGAAATGAACACTAGAGTCGAAATGATTCCTTGCGAATCCTCTAACATTGAGGGCTTTGGTTATGACTCAAAGAAAAAACAACTTTGGGTTGCTTTTAAAGGTAATCGAGTTTATCGCTATGATGATGTACCTTATGAAATCTGCAACGGTTTACATCAAGCAGAATCAAAAGGTAAATACCTTGCAAAGAACATTAAAAATAAATTCGAAACTACAGGTTATGAACTCAGAAACTAAATTCATATTGGGTCTGGTAACCCTGGGGGCAGTGATTTACTTTATTGGTGAGAATAGAACTCATCCAGTAGAAGTGAGCACTGCTCCTTCTCGTTTTGAAAGTCCAATAACCAAGTTAATCTCTCTTCAAGATAGCATGGGTATTAAACCAAAAGAAAGGGAGCAAAAGAAACAATGGTATAAGTATAGGGTAGAAATAGAAACTATTCCAGAAAATCAAATCTATAAGATTGAGAAATCTGGATACCAGCAATATGAAGTTTCTAGATTGGGTGAAACTTATTCTTATGTAACCTACGAATTTACCTCAGACAAGGTAATGACTACTCAAGAAGCCTATGACTTCGTAAAGAAATATCCTGAAAGATGTACAAGGGTACCCAATACATCACAAGATAACATTTACGATAAATATAACGAGGATTATGAAGATTACATAAATGATCCAGAGGATGAAATTAACTATCCTCCAGAAATCTTCGACTTCTTAGCCGATTAACCCGAGCAAATAGAAAATAATTCAAATAAAATTTTTCTATTTAAAATAAAGTTCTTATATTTGTATCAGAAAAAGAAATTAATCATTTTACTAACATTTTAAATATAGACGTTATGAAAAAGAATGAAACAAAGGTTACTAACCTGGTTGCAACTAAGGTTGCCGAACAACTTGAAGGAATTAAAAATTCTAAGACTGCTAAGGCTTCTGCTCCTAAGGCCAAAAAGACTAAAAAGGAATTGGTACAAGATGCTCAAGAAGCTGCCACTAATTTTGCCAATGCCAAATTGGTAGAACTCTCTCCTAAAACCAAAACTTCCAAAAAGGAACAGGTTGTCAAGGAAGTTAAGGAACAACAAAAACCCTCCATCATCGAACAGGTAATTTCTAATCGGGAAGTTAAATACGTATATCCTGCCGATGTAGTTGATACTCTTGCTCGGAAGAAATGGAGACAACAAACTCGAAACGAACTCCATCGATTGGAACTTGCAATGGCTCGTATCAAGGACCAGAACTCCAAGGAATTCAAGGCTGCTGCTAAAGCATACGAGGACTTCAGAAAGAAAGTCCTCAAACCAGAACAAGTGGCATAAACCTTTATTAACCAGGTGCCCGGGATAATTACCTGGGCATCTTAATTCATACAAAATGGATTATACTATCTTCTCTGATAAAGAGATGCTTAAGCAGGACAAAGAATTGGTAGAATTACATAAACGATGTTGTAAGTCCTATCTAATCCAACATTCACTTAAGCACTCCAAGATTAAGAAGTTCTTTATCGTTTACGATTGGTATATAAATACTGATAACGTAAGGAATTTCTTTTTCAGGCCTATAAACCTTTTCATTCAGGCATTGCTTTTAGGGCAACTTGATGAAATATCCGATTACATTAATCCTAACAAAAATGGAAAACGAAAAAAGAAACGAACCAGAAAAGTATAACGTACTTTACTGCAAAGGCAAATATCAGTATAAATCTAAATATCCCCAAATAGAAACTAAACATAAGGTTATCTATGCAGGGCCAGTAGAACCAATGGCACCCATCTGGGATAATGTATCAGATATATTAAGGAAATCTGATAGAATTTGTACTGAATCCCGAAGAGAATTAAAGAAGTTAGAGGAACGTTCACAGAATAACCTTTACTTCAAGAAAAATGGTATTACCCATATAATCGTATACAAATGTTTAGAGAAATAGTTAAAGACCTATATATAGGCAAATCGAAGTTAACCATAGAATGTAACCAAAAGGAAATACCCCAAACTACTCTGGTTCAAGACATATTACAGAATACTGGATTTACGGGTAATATGCCCGACTACGGTACCTATGGTAATTTCAAGGATGGGAAATTTGAGATTACTCCAATGATGCCTAAGCATTGCTTATTTATTACTGGAGTACCCAAAGGGGCAATCCTTGATAATTTCAGAGTTAGAAGAACATATTGGTCCTCTTATTATGAGGATGATGTAAGAGGGTACTTATTTCAAATTACAGATGAAAGTATACCTCGTTTAATAATCACAAACTAAATCTATATGGAAGCAATCGATTACGTAAAATTATTTAAACTCGACCAAGAGAATTATGACTTTAAAAGGGAAGAGTTTATATCCGAATTAGGTAAAGAATTTCTAGATTATTGCCAAACTACCACAATTGGGATAGATAAAAAGACTGGCAATATATACTACTACCGATTTAGGGAAATAGTTAAGAATTTCGAAACTAAATTCTGGGCAATCTCAGAACTTAAAATAGGGGAACCATTAACCCAGAAATTATGGAATGCTTTTTTCGCTACTCAGGTAGTTCCCCTAAGGCAAAGGTTATTCCCAAAGGTTCAGAAATTAATCGAAGAGCAAAAGGGGATAACCAATAACCGTAGTAAACAAGACAAAAAACCTACGAACCATAAAAAGGCAAACTATGGCAAGGGAAATCACAGACCTGCATGGGAATAAATTTAAGGTAGGAGATTATAAACTTTGCCTTAATATCCCCATCACTGGGAAAGGTAATTTAGTATTCACCAGGGACCTAATCTCTGGTGAACCTTTTAATTTATCAGTAAGTAAGAAAAAATATAAGGGATATTTCTATAACCTATCTTTGAATCTGTATGTAAGGTTCGATTTAGAGTATATGGGTTATGATGAAAGTTCCGATATCAGAAAATCTCATTTGTATGTCAGAAAAGGAAAATAAAATGGTAAGATTCCCAAGACCTATGGGGACTACTGCAATGGCATTAGAATATCAGAAGAACCCAAATGATGAACTTCTGATAAAGATACACAACTACATTATTAATCAATGGCTGATGGGTAATGGAGTATTATGTGGTATCACTTATGATATCAATACATTCTCATACCGTATGGGTATAGATATTAACTACATACGGGTATTTATGAGAGATAGGCTATTAAGCTCTAGAATATGGGATAAAGAAAAAGCAGAAGATTTACTTCAAGCGTTAATGGGAGAACAACTAGCATGGGCATTAGAAGACCGTATGGAAATAGCCCATCAGGTTAATATCCTAAGAGAATCTCAGGGAGGGAAATACGTACCGTTTATATCTGCCGAGCTGGGAAAGGCCCTTAAATTAAAGCTTGAATCCTCTACATCTCTGCAATCAATAGTACGTAATCTTACTGGAGGAAGTACTACAAATATCTTTGCCCAATTTAATCAACAGAACAACGTAACACAGCAAAATGCAATCACCGTTGAAGAGGCACGTCAAATCGTATTGGAATCACAAAGGGTATTAGATAAACCAGAAGAGGCTAAACTATTGGAGGATAGGTATGACATTAAGTCTCTACCTGAAGTAGTTGCTACTAAACAAGAAGGAGTAGATACAAGTAAAGAGGGTCTTAACCTTAATAAAGCAGAGTTAATGCAAATTACTGATGATTATAAGGGAGCTATGTCTTCATTCTCTAAAGAACATCATGAACTACGTAGAGAAATCGAAATGCGTATAGACCCAGACGAAGAAGACCCAGAGTTATACCAATATGAAGACTTTGAGGAAGAAGAGAAAGAGGACGGCTCATTTGCATCTCAATTCCTCCGAAATAGTAAGCTTCCATAGTTATATCCGGATATTGCATATTTAAAAAGAAAGAATTATATTTGCATATCAATTTAAAAATAGACAAAAATATGGAACTACCAAAGACATCTTACAAAGAGACTCGGGTTAACAAGGTTAATCAGGGTACATACTTTAAATTAAAACCAACTGATACTGCTCCAGTATGGGTAAGAGACCATTATGATAAATCATCTAAGACTTATGCTTGCCATAAGTATGATGACTCAAATCACGAAAAATTTCTCAAGGGAACAAGGAAAATATACATTGACTTTACATTTTAATCACATGAACTTATTTAGACGAAAGAGATGCTGTAGTGAACTCATTGCTATTAAAAATGGCAACTTAGTATTCAAATTGAGTAATACTCATATCAATGCTGCTTATAATACTTTACAAGCAATAATGAGGAAATCGGGTATATTCGATGAGAATCTATATTTTGACTTGTACCGAGAATATAGAAGACATTATGCTATATACGACGTAGTACCATCGTTGCTAAGGTATAAGCTACCATTGATATTTTCAGGTAGATATCCTAAAAATCTATTCGATAATCAGTTTACCTTTGAGGAATTGATACCTAATGCTTTGGTATATCATAACTTACCAGAAAATTTCAGATTACCCGAAAGCTTAGAGAAAATCCTTTTAGAAGTCAAGAAAAGGGTATCTGCTTATATAGACCAAGATGGCATATCAGACCAGGGTTATAGGGATTTGGTTCGAACAAATTTCGTAAAACAATGGGATGTATTTAGAAAGGACCCATCTCTTATAGATTGCTATATGGATGCTCAATTGGGCATGCTATATATGTGGGCTAGAGTAGAAAATAAAACAATAGTAAAGAACATAATCGAAAGAACTCAAGATGAACTAGCTCAAGAGTTCTTATCTAAAAATGACGAATATGGAAAATAAAGAAAAGTTTGCCTTCAGAAATGTAAACATGTCTCAAGGTGTAGAGGTAGAATTTATTAAATTGCTTACCTCATTAGAGACTAAAAGTGATGAAGATATTATTAAAGCTTTTAAAGCTCAATTATCTTCTGGAGTATTAACTTGTCATGCAGAAATGTTATCTAGAACACCAAATCAGATAATATTTCAAACATCTCAATTTAGTAAACCCTATAACTTTTACAAAAACTGGGAACTATGGGTATTCTCTAATATCCTGGGTGTATGGACTCTAAATAGGTTTAGGATATGATTACAATGAAAAACCTCCAAGTAGAGGATATAAAAGATGAATGGTTATATAATGCCTTAACACAGGGCATCAAGGAATGTATAACTGCTCCAGTCCTAACTTTGGACCCAACAAAACCAGAACCCATTAAGAGGGCAGAAATGATACTGGACAATTTCTCTCAGGAGGGTTCTCCAGTAGTAGCTACAGTAATTGCCCCAGGCAATTTCATACAGATGATATTACCGAAACATGAGATACTTCTCTCGGTAATGTTCATATATAAGGAAAGAAATACCTATGTACAACTCATAATACAAAAACTTGCTTATGAACGAGAAAAGATTACCACCAAGACCAATGGTTCTGTTAGTAGTACTGAAGGGTGAAAAGGTATATAAAATACCTCTCGAATCAGGAATAAAATTGGACCATCTAAAAGATTTCAATACACTGAGGAGAATCCTTGTCCCTTTAGTACAACTATATCATGGAGTAGGTTTTGATACTAGACTTACCTATGATGAATTTAGTATCTTCATTAATGACCTACAACATTTAGGGTATGAAGAGTTTAATAAGTATTCCTCAGGTATACAAGAATTGGTAGAAGCAAAACCTATCACTGAAAATGACCAGGATGTTAGGGAAATACGGAATGGGTTACTTACCTCTCTTAAATCTCGGGAGTTATCAGAGATATTAGCTACTAAACTAAAGCAAGCCATACATGAAGTATTTGAAAACGAGAAGAAGAAAGGTGGGCTAATGGATAAGGAACCCTCTTTAGAACCTATGGAGAGTTCAATCATAAGAGAGGCTCTATACTTGCTAACTCCCCAATTACCTTAATAATTGAAAGGCAGTCTAATCCACTGCCTTTCTTAGCGTATACACATCCTCAGCCTCCTTAAAAATAAAATAGATATATTTTTCTATAAAAATAAAAATGCTTATATTTGCATATCAATTTAAAAATAGACAAAAATATGAAAACGAACTCAGTAACTTACAATCAGGCAGACGAACTAACTAAGGTAGTTCGCAATTTCTTAGAAAAGAAATCTACATTTGAACTTGACTCTGATGAACAGGGTAATCTTCTTAATCTTCTAATGGGACTCTTAATCAAACTAGAGGATGATTACAAACTCAATTGCTTGGATATAAACCAGGTACAAATTTATGATACTACCTATTATTCTTTCATTTTCGAATCAATAATAACTGCCGATACTAATCTCTATAAGGGACAATTAGTATCGGCAGCAGTTCAATTCATGAACGAATTCACAGATAACGATGGGAGGTTCATATCATTCAACCAACTCGATAGAAACAACTGGATTTTCCAACTTAATTTCTCAATCGCATGACAAAGTATAACGTTAGTCCATTAGTTGCCCGGGAGATAGAATTCTCCACGGGCACTATCTTTGGTGGTAGCTGGTGCCGATACTTTATTTCAATCACCCTACACCAATGCTATATAGAAGCAACATGGAAGACCCGTCCTAAGAATGATTTAGAGGGGCACAAAGAAATCTTTAACTCTTTACAGGAGTATCTAGATTGGTTTGCTAATCTTAAGAAAACTTACGGAAGGAGAATATCCCGTAAACAAATGGTATATGCTGCATACGATGAAACAACACGTACCTTCAGTTACAAACCCTACGAGAATTGGGCTACAAGACGTTCTAAAGAGAAATTAAATAAGCCCAAGGAACCATTATTGGCCGATGAATTATATTAACAAAATCTTCTGGGAGGCACTCAAAACACCTCCCAGAACCTCTATATTTATAAAAATAAAAGTAATTATAGAAACAAGTTTAGAAATAATTTTGTATATTTGCATAAAGAAAATTTCTCAAATAATTTTAATATAGACACGTTATGAAAGAATTAAAAAATTTAGAGGCCATCCGGGAACTGCTTGCTTCTCATCCCATTTATACTTATGATTACAGCGATGGTCTTTATATTAACAAGGAAGCTACCAATATTCAGGTTTACTTAATCGACTTAGAGGATGAACCTTTTGCTGCTTATATCTCAGGATATATCATCACATATGCTTCAGAGGAAGTTCTCTTCGAAAATCTCCGGGAAAACATTATTTCTCACATGGACTTAACAAAGGGTGCCGACGACCAATATTATGATTATTCACCCTCACAGGTAGAGGCTATCTTATTCGGAATCCTTCAATTAACCCCAGAACATCAGGATTATATCATAACCGGACTCAAAAAACATCTCCGGGAATTTATCCAAGACGATGAACAAGATGAGGACATGATATCCCAATATACCAATATCTACAATGATATCGAAAAATGGGAATCAGACCACAGGGAAACAGAAATCTTCCAACAACTTGCAGTATCAGAATTATTTAACCAACTTAATAAATAATCACTATGGTAAACTTATATAAACTCTTAAACGTATTGGAACAGGGCATGTCCTTGTTCCAACTCAATAAATGGAAAACCGAAGGCATTTGGTATCCTATTACTCAATACAAAAAGGAATCAGACGAAATTCAGGTAGTAACTAATTTATTTATTGCTGACCAAGAACAGTATCATATCCAACTATCGGGTAACTATCCAGAAGAATCCGATGACTGGAATAACTTTCTAGAGGAAAACCAATGGAAAATCTACCCATTACTTGCAAACATAATGCAGGTCTTCTTGCCCACAGGGAACTATCAGATTATGTATACCTTATATCCACAAGGATTCATATCAGTAATTGCTAAACCCATAAACAAATAACATTATGATTACCGAAGAACTTAAACATACCTAAGGTACCCCAACCAAGAGATAAACAACAACCACCTCCACTCCGAACACATAAGATTACAGATAAGAGAAATATTACAAATCCCACTAAGAGATATAACCATAATCGATATAATATCACTACCATGAAAAAGAAAGACCTAATATACATACCCCACCAAGATACCTGGACAAAACACTTCCCTAATCCGGGCAGTAACAAAAATGATTACACTCTATACCTAAGTGATCCCCAAGCCCAGTATAATAAGTTACTCCGTACCCAACAGAAACTAAGAAACAAAAAGAAATGAACATCCTCTATCACATAATCCGAATAATCCTATCCCTAATCACCATCCTAACCCTCATACGTAATGAGAAAATATACCAAGCCCACAAGCATACCCACCCAACAAATAAAATAAGGTATATAATCTCACAGCTAATAATCCTAACCCTATACACCTCATCACTAATCCTGGTATCCTACACATATAGGATTATACTAAGGTACATATAATACTAAAAATTATGAAATCACTAATTCTACTCATCGTAACAATCTGGCTTCTAATCCTAAATGAAGAAGCCTACCTAACAAAGAAATTCATCTACAGAATGAATGTAATCATAATCTTTTTAGTATATGCCTTCATACAGGTATACCTAATCGAATAAATACCCACAAGGTACCTGGAATAAATACCGGGTACCTCCCACACCACCCAAAAACAAAAACAAAACAAAATCATACTAACGCTAACTAAGGTACATAATATAATATCTACCTATCCCCTCTATAACTAATATACCATCTATTAATATAATAATACCTAATACATATATCAAGGTACCTCACCGGGGGTTTTGGGGATTTAGGCAAACAAGGCAAGTGATAACCCTAGCACTATACAAAGCCACTCAACTACACTATAGCCACTATACTATATAGCTCTACTACACACTTTAAAGGCAATCACAAAAAGGCCTAAAAAGGCAAATAAATCCGACCATTAATGGCCTCTAAATCCGATTGCCTTGAGTACCCTTTATATGTATTATATTATAGATTGCATTCAAGGTAATTCGAAGGTAGGAGATTATATAATACAGATATGTTATGTAGCTTCTATGTATGTAGGTAGTATAGCTTTAGTACATCGTCGATTAATGGCCATCACTAATTAGCCTTGATTACCTTCACCAAGTTATTATATTATGTATTATATAATAAGTATTGGTTGGGGTTAATAAGATTTGGTAATCAAGGCAAATTATTTGTTAGGTTTTAGGGCTAAAGGGTTTATAGGATTTAAGGCCTTCAAGGGGGCATATTTAGGTAATATTCCTAGTAACTATGTAATTTATTTGCTTAGTATTTATATTAGCATTAACTTTTGTATTCTAGGACAATTTTGTGATTTAGGGGTACCTAGATTGCCTTAGTTGCCAAGAGCCATTAAGTATTATATTATATAATAAGCATTAAGTAGGGAAAGGTAAAAGGCAATCTCCATTCATGGCCCCTGGGGATTTAGAGGGATAAAGGCAAATTAACCTTCAAGGCTATTAAGGACCTCACAAGGCAATTGAGGTTATTGCATATATTATATAATATATTTATATTTGCATTGTAATATTAACTAATTAAATATAGACGTATGAAAACAATTAATCAAATTTCAAACCTCATCATCCTTACCCTAGTAAATTACGCTAGGGATTATCCATGGGCATCCTACATTGCCAATTCACTTTCACAATTCGATTTGATATTGCCAGAACTAATGCAATCGAAAGCTAAGGAAATATCCATCTACCTTAACACAGATGATTGCCTTATGGAATTCTCATCCGAAATCCCTGACCCAGAGGAAATTGAACCTGATTTTACCTTCAACATCAAGTATATAACCTTTCAGGTATACTTCGATTAATTACTTAACCCAAGGGGGCATCTAGCCCCCATTTATATTATATACATATGGAACTCAACGAATTACAAAATCGATTAACTAACATCATTACGGGTATCTCTAATCTGGGACCTAGAATCATCCAGGTCATTACTCAAGGCTTTATTAAATACTATATCCCGGACCAAATCTGGGTAATATCCATTACCGATATCGAAGGTATTGAACAAACCGCTATCGAATATTATACCTGGGACGAAGAAAAGGATGGTCCTATACCTGGCATTAAACTTTTCAAGGATCTCAATATATACCTTGAACGAGAATTTTGCGAATACTAACACATTGCCCCAGGCCTAACTTAGGTACCTGGGTTTTTACTTACGCTAACTTAGTAAGCCATTATAGGCTATCCTAATCTCTATAGGCTTACCATAGTCCCTATATGGCCTTATTGAATTAGGACCTAATAGGTTTATAGATGGCAATAATATGGATATAGCTAATCGGCCTTAATTCTTTATCACCTTAGTCCATTAATGGCCCTATCAATATACAGGTATATAATACACTCTCAAGAGGGTAGGCATAAGCCATATAGGATATCCCATATACATATCATATATGCCCACTACAAGGCGTGTGAAGATTACCCTTGTGAACCCCCAAAATTAAGTGCAAATATTAAGTGCACAATATTTTTCATTTTATGAATTTTTCACAAAAATAATTTTGAAAATAAAATTATTCATTTTCTCAAAAATTTTTCTTGAAATTATTTGTAGATTAAAATATTATTCGTATCTTTGCAATGTGAGAAAAACAAAGCGATATTTGAATGAATTTTTAATTAAAACTTTTTAAGAAAATAATTTTCTAAAAATTTTGTAGATTAAAAAATAGTTCTTATATTTGCAATACAGAAATGAAATAAACCTTATGAGATAGTTTAATAAGTCTTGAATATCTATCAAAAAGGTTATAAAATAATAATAATAAAATATTCAAGCGTTTTTATTATGACAACAAAAGTAAATAAAGTGAGTGTAGAAAAAGCAAGTGCAAACAGTAAAGCAAATAGTTTAATTGCTTTAGACGTATTGAAAAGCGTTAAAGAAAAAAATGCGGGTCTTTTCAAAACTTCTTTAGGGACAAAAACAGAAATTTACAAAAAAGAACTTTTTGAGGGTGCAAACGAAAAGCAAATCAAATCGTTACGCAAAAAGTTCAGAAATGTAACTTTCAATTTTCTTTCCACGATTGCAACAAATGCAGATAAAAAACTAATTGATGGCTTTATAGACTTTTATAAACAAGTCTATGTTTTAAATGATTTTTCCTTTTCTTCGATTGCAAGCGAAAACACTAAAGAAGAAAAGAAAGAGATATTAATAAAAGGTCTCGAAATTGTGAAAAAATCAATGAAGTAAAACAAAATCAGATAAGGAGTAAAATTTTACTCCTTATCATAAAAATAAAATTATTATGTTATTAATTTTGTTTGTTATCTTATTAGCTGTTTTTGTTAGTGCTTTATATGTAGTTTATATTCTTTTAAAATCAAATCATAGAATAATATCTACTATTATTGACGTGCAAACTTTTCAATTAATTAATGCAGAGCAATTTCTATTAATTGAACAAATAAGCAAAAACTATTTAAATGAAGTTGAATATACAATTTATAAAAAATTTTCTTTTAAAACTTTTTTATTATACTTATGTTATTGTTTAAATGAACAATTTAAAGAAAATTTAAATAATCATTTAGTAGATAATTAAGAAAGCAAAGGGACAAATAAAAATGTTTGTCCCTTACTTTTTATTTTTAAATGTTAAATTTAACGGAACCGTACTCCCCTTTTAGTACCACAACTTTCGAAGCCCTCACATTAAGGGGTACCTTGAAGGCAAATACACATTTTTAGTACCACACAAAAATCACTCCTCGTATTAAGGGCATACCTAGATATCCCACAACCACACATGCTCACATAACACACAAAGAAGCCAGGGATGTTAGGTCTCTGGCAACTAATTAAAGTATAGCACGAATTAAATCCTTAGTCCTATCTTTCCCAAGAACTCCTCGAACCTTACCACCTTTCTTCTCATAAAAGAAAACATAATACTGTTGAAGATTCCTTAACCACCATCTCTTAACTTCACCATACCCATCAAAGTACCTTTCTATACAATTCATATCCAATTGGGTAATCCATATCTGATACCAAATCCGATTATCCTCTTGGCATTTAAGAATCCTCTTTTCATTATCATCCCTAATTGTTTCAACCTTCACCATCTTAATAATCCTCCCTCACTGATTTTAACCTACTGGTAATATCTATTCTCCCAGTAACCTTTAACACCCTACTATTTTTTCTCTTTAGGTATAAATATCTTAAATAATCTTCTGCCCTTTCAATTGCCTTATCCTTATCAAGGAAGGTTTCTATATTACTCGAATTCTTATCTCTAAGTGTAAGCCAAAACACCAATCCCAGGAAGGAATACCTAATCTTAATGAAGTACCTTCCTCTGCTTGTATGGTAGTAAATCTGATACTGATACTTTCTCATAATTCTTTATATTGATTATATAATATCATAGACTTCGGATTATCCCTCTGGTAAATTACAATATCAAAGTTCTTTCTATAAACCAAAAACTTATAAAGATATGGAAGAAACATTATTCAAACTAGCACGTGCAATTACAGATACAGGTACAGATACTGTATCTTCAGAGGGTGGTACTATAACCTACCGTATCACTTCCCTCAAAAGGAAACTGGTAAATGGCAAAGTAGTTTCAACCTCTACACCCTCTTGTACTTTGAGCTCAGCCTCCGTAAGTTGGGCTATTTGGGGAGGAGTTACCGTTGGAGATGGTTACTTAGATGTAAAAATTAACTATTCAAAAAATACTGGGTCCTCAAGGTCTACTACTCTGACATTTGCCCAAAATGGGTCTAATAACAAAATCAATCTCACAGTAACTCAAGGGGCTGGTGTAACCTATAGTGGATACATAAAAATGGTTTCAAACACATTGCCTTTAGGTAGTGATAAATATAATGCTGCTCAAATCCTTGTGATGGCCTATTTAAAGGGTAGTGATGGGTCTAAAAAGCCAGAAACTCCCCATGTGGGTAATGCTCCCGATTGGTGCTCAGTATCCGTTGCCTCAGTGGGTACTCTTGAGAACCATTACATGTTATCCCTGACCGCTTTATCGAGTAATCAAACTGGAGCTAACCGTTCAGGGTATATCTTCTTAACCTGTGGGGATGCTAACCTTAGTATACCAGTTACTCAGAAGTCACGGGCTTCAACATTCACTCTCTCTGGATTGCCCACAGGTACAGGCTACTATCTCTTTGGCAGGGGAGCTAGGCCACAGAATACATCACCTTCAGATCAGGCGTATATACAAGGTATCTCAGCAACTGGTACTACTACTATGAGGATTCCATTCAAGGCCAATGACTCAGAACCTGGTACTCAAATAGAATGTACTACTGGAGATGAAGTAGCTGTATATACTAGATCAGGTGCTACCGGGCCCTGGATATTAAAGGGGTCATTTATAGTACCAAGTGCAGGAGGAACAGTATCAATCTAAAAACATTATACATTATGGAAAATAAAGTTCTTAAATTAGGGGGGGGGGAGATCTACCAAAGATGTATATGTTACCATCAATAGTGGTAACTCTGAGAGATGGACTATCCAATCCCAGAAAACTAAATATGTAAATGGTAAAGAGTCCGGAGTTATTGGGGTTGGATATACTGCTAGCATCAATAACCCTGACTATCTTTTAGAAGAAGACAAGAGTAACAATAGTATTCAGATTACTGCACAAAATGACGGTACTTCTGGGCTTTGTATACTTACACAAAATGAATCTGGTAATAAAATAAATCTTAAGATTACTACTCCTCCCGAAGAAAAAGAATATTGGGAAATACATTTTAATCCTCTAACCATCAATGGAGTAGACACGAGTGCTTTTTTTGCTGTTTCTACCAATATTAGTGGCGAAAGTGGATCTATGGCTGAGGGTGGTGCCCTATATACGGATTGGATAGTAAATCAAAATAGATATGCTATTAATGTCTATATTGCTAGCCTGTACCCGGGAAATTTCGAAATGTTGTCTTGGTCCTGCCTCGATAAGGATGGTAATGCTTTTAGTCCTAACTACAATTTACCAAGTAATTCATACTTTACAATAAAAACAACTGGATTGGGTTCCTATACTCTTACAAAAGTTTCAACTCCCTCTGCTAGCAGTGATACTCCTATACTCTCCAGTAGGTTTAACCCCACTAAAAAATATCCATTAGATTTGAATTTTTATTGGGTAGCTCCAACTTAATACCCGTATTAAGATAATATCCCAATTATAAAAGCAATTACCCAGAATATAAGAGCCAGTGTATATGCAACAGAATATCTATGCCAGGGATACCAGCAGGTAATATAAGAATCTACTTTTAGTATTTCTGGATGTTCTTCCTCGTATTTTTTATCCTCTTCTCTAGAACTGTATTTATGAAATACATAGAAAGGTAAGAATACGAGGAAGATTATTAGAGCAACTGGGAACAAGAGTAGGAGAAGAATCTCCCACCCTTGCATTGATGACCCAGCATAATTACCATCTCTGTCAAAAAAGTATCTCATAGTAATTTGTATTTTATGTATCTGATTAATAGATAAATTGGAAATAGAGGTAATACTATCCATACCGAGATGAATAAAACGAGAGAGTGTATTTTGTGAGTATAGGGTAAATAATCCAAGCAAGCCCTTACAAAAAATACCGTGAATGGCAAACATACCAAGTAAATTATCGCTAATACTGTAGTCATTGTTCTTTGAGGTATTTGTTAATAATCTTGGTAAGTTTCTTATCAAATTCAATCATCATATCGAAAGCTTTCGAATCTTTCATACTTCTCATCCCCTTATCAAGTAATTCTATGTTTCTCTTAATTGAGAAATAAGCCTTATATGCAAGGAATACTCTTTCATTTTCTTCGGTAAGCGGACGAACTTCTCCCTTTTGCCCATCCAATCTTGGGTATGTATCATCAGGACCCAAGGTTCTTGCAACTTTTACTCGGTTACTGAGCATTGCGAATCCACCTTTTTTATCAATAGATTCCACTGTAACTTTCTCAATGATGGGTCTTCCAGATAATGTGAAGAGAACCTCATCCCCCTCTTTAAGCTTTTTGATTTCTTTCTTTTCTTTTTTCATATCTTTATTTATTTATTAAGAATTTTTCTTTATGCAAATATACGAAATTATTTCTTATTTATTGCATTATCAATCATATTTTTAATAAATTCATAGGCATTGCCCCGGTAATCTTCTAGCATTTTGTATTCCTGTGGAGATAGAAATACCCCATTTACTTTAAAAGCATCTCTTAGATGCTCCGGTATAGTACCTTGGTGAGTGATGTTATTATAACGGATGATGAAAAGTTTCTCTTTATCTTCATCTATAACACCAAGTGTGTTGACTGGTTGGAGTTTAGTTTGGTAAATTCCCCCGAAAGCCGAAGGAACCATTAGAATACTTCCCGGTATTCTAGTTATCCAATGGGAATAATCGGGAGTAATTACGGCAATTTTCTTCTCTTTTTCAAGTTCTTTATCATAAGCTAATCGATTAAACCAAAAAGCACATTTAAAACAAACTTGTTTTCTTGCCATAAGTTGGGGAATCTCTCTAGTTTCATCGAATTCTTCTAAATTAATTGGTTTGCCACATATCTGGCATTCATTTTTCTTGCCCATATTGCATTATTTTATAAGTTATATATGATAATAGAACCTCGAAACATCCTAAAAATGGGTTATAAGCAATACTTTTGTTACTAAAATTGAACCATTAAAACTGATAAGTTATGGATAAACTAACAAATGAAATGATTAAAGACCTTGCTATTCGCTTAGGTCTAGAACCTGCTCTATTGAAGGCTGTTCAATTGGTAGAAGCAGCAGGTAGAGATGGGTTTTTAGCTGATGGTAGGCCTCAAATTCTCTTTGAGGGTCACATTATGTACAAAGAAGTACATAAGAAATTCCCTGACAGAGATTTAGCTTACCTTTGTAAGAGATATTCTACGACTTTCTTCCCTAAATGGGATAAATCGAAGTACTTGGGAGGTGTACACGAGTACAAAAGACTCGAATTAGCCAAAGAAATTGACGAAGAATGTGCATTGAAGTCTGCAAGTTGGGGTATGTTCCAGATTTGTGGGTTCAATCACAACCTCTGTGAATGTAAAGATGTCTTTGAATTCGTTCATAAGATGTCGGAATCTCATGCAAATCAACTAGAACTCATGTATTATTTCATGAAAAACTCTGGTTGTTTGAGTAATCTCAAAGAAAAGGACTGGGCTGGCTTTGCCAGAAAATACAATGGTCCTGGGTATGCCCAGAATGCCTACGACCAAAAACTAAGAAATGCTTACGAAAACTTCAAAGATAAATTATGAAAAGATGTCATTTTAACAGCTGGGTAGCAAAAGTATTTCTTTTCCCCAGTTACAAAGCAATTACTCTGGTGTATAACTCATTCTTCAAACACAAAGTAGAAGAGTGTAAACCTGATGATATCAATCATGAGTGTATTCATCAGATACAGCAGATTGAGTGTAGTATAGCAGGTTTGATACTTGGTATCATACTCTGGTTATCCTTTGATATATCCTTCTGGTGGGTAGTGGCCCTGGTTTTTGGATTCTTCTATCTCTGGTATATTATCGAATACATAATCATCAGGTGCTTTGCCAAGTGGGATAAACAGAATGAAAGGTATCATGATGTAAGTTTCGAAGAAGAAGCCCACAATAATGATAAGAATCTGAGCTATCTGGAAGACCGTAAGCCATTTGCTTGGATTAAGTACATTAAATTGAGAAGCTACAAGAAATGAAAAAACTAAGGGTATTGGGAGTGTGCGCTGGACAGGGTGCACTCCTGTTCCCTTTTAAGAAAAATTTGTTAGGGAACATAGAGATAAGGGGAGTATTCCACACTCCGGGCGAAGAACAATGGGAATTAAACTTTGGAGATATACCGTTCTATAAGGGCTTTTGTTTACAAGAATTCGATGAGAAAGTAGACATAATTATATCAAGCCCCGATTGTGGAGCAGCCTCAGTAATGAGGTTATCTAAAGTAAAAGAATTAGGCAATCCAAAAGATAACCGTAGTCTTAATCTAGTAATTGCATCAATACTCAAGTATAAACCTAAGATATTTCTTATAGAAAATCTACCAAGACTGCTAACACTGCTTCCCAAGGATTTCTTTGAGGAAACATTCAAAGACTATAAATTAGTTTTTCACGAAAGGTCAGTTTTAGATTACGGAAACTCCCAGGAGTCAAGGAAGCGATTACTCATCATTGGAGTACATAAAAAGACTGGTAAGAAATACTTGAATGCTTTTGATGAAGTATTTCGAGTAAAAACTCCAACAACTACTAGAAATTTACTTAAACCACTCACATTCTCTCAGAAAAATAATACTAACCAAATTCCGTTTATGAGTAAAACTCTGGCAATGTATGATTATCGAAAGCTTCCAGAGAAGAAGAATCTCACAGTAGCAAAGATACATAGGCTCTGGGTTAGGGATTTCAAGAATGAAAAGAAGTGGCCTATCAAAACTGCAAAGATGAGTACTCTTCCAGGAGTGTATCGATTGGAGTATGATAAACCTCCCTTAACTCTCAGACCTGCAGATAGGCAATTTAGACCCGATGGCTACCCTTTGGGAATCGAAGACTTCAAGGCAATTATGGGTTTCCCAGATAAATTCGAAATTTACCTTCACAAAAATGGTGATACCTTCGAAGAGGATTTTAAGGATTACCACTATTGGCTTAACAAGGCAAGGTACACAATTGCCAAGGGTTCGGTTTATGAGGTAGGGATTTGGTTCAAAAAATGCCTCAAAAAGGCAAATACCCAAGAACCGTGAGTTTCAGCTTTATATATAAAGTCTTATATATAAGTTTCTGGGGTGCCTTGAAATATATAGATATATAATATACTACGTATATATATCTATATATTTATCTGCGTATATAGCTATTCATATATCATATCGTAAGTAGTATATTTGGATATTATCTCACTTCGTTCGATAAAGGTAATCGCTAAGCGATTACCGAATAGATAGTATCATTAAAGCGTGCGAACTTCCTAAAATTTTTGAACATGAAGAATTTAAAGAGGGCCTTGTTCATTGTACTTCTAGGATTTACTATTTACCTTTGCTTCAGGAATTACAAACTTTCTCGAGAGGTTGATTCCCTGGAACTAGCGGTCAATGAAATCCCAGATACAGTATACACAGAGAAACCCTTCAAACCAGAGAAGAAGTACTCAGAAAAAGTTGAACCAGGTAAAATCTTAGTTCATGATAATAAGCAGCCAACTCTCTTTCCTGATTCCATGCTAAGGCAGCCAGTTATCAGTAACCAAGATTCCCTGGTTCAAATTGTTTTGAAGAAAGATAAGTTGAACTTAAGTCTGTTCAATAAGGAGACTAACACTTATTCAACTAGATTATTCCCAATCGACTTAGATAAGTACAACTACAACTGGTATGAAGGTCAATTAACTCGAAAGAAAGTTGCAAGGTTATCACTTAGTCCATACGTTTATGGCAAATACAGACCTTTCAATAATCTCTTCGATATGGGAACTGGTCTTTCAATCAAGACTAAGAGATTTAATTACAAATTCGGAGTCAATACCTTTTACTACCCGAAGATAAAATCAGGGATGGGTACTGACATCGAATTTCAAATAACGTATAACTTTTAAGTAATGGCAAAGACTATCTCAGAAACTAGAACTACATTAACTCGGGAGGAGCTATCAAACTTATCCCGAGTTTCTAGTGATGTTTTCTTTTTTAGCCTTTTTTGCTATGTGATACATCCAGTAAGAGGAAAGGTAAGATTTGATTTATACCCATTTCAGAAATCAGTTCTCTACAATTTCATTGCCCAACGATTCAATATCATTCTCAAATTCCGTCAGGCAGGAATTACAGAACTTATTTCAATGTACTGTCTTTGGTTGGCGATGTACCATCCCAACAAAAAGATAAACATCATCTCTATCAAAGACACAACTGCTAAGAAGGTGCTTAAGAAGATTAAGTTCATGTACAAGAATCTTCCATGGTACCTTCAAACTCCCATAATCAATGGTAGAGCTGGAGAATACGGTTCTGCTTCCATGATAGAATTTGATAATGGGTCATTTATTGAATCAATTCCGACATCATCCGAAGCCGGTCGTTCGGAATCCCTTTCTCTTCTGGTAATTGACGAGGCAGCAGTAGTAAGATGGGCTGCTCAAATTTGGGCTGCTGCTTTTCCTACTCTTTCCACTGGTGGAGCTGCCATCGTCAATTCCACTCCCTATGGAGTTGGTAATTTCTATCACTCAACTTGGGTAGATGCCATTGCAGGAGGTAATCCTTTTAACCCAATTCGATTATACTGGCAAATGCACCCAGAACGAGATATCAATTGGTATAACCAAATGTCTTCTGCTTTGGGAGCAAAACGAACTGCACAAGAAATTGATGGTGACTTCTTATCATCTGGTAATACAGTCTTCGACTTAGCCGATATTAAAGCTATCGAAGACTGCCTTAGTGATTACCCAGTTATTAAGAAGAGATTTAATGGTCAATACCGACAATTCTGTGAACCCGAATCAGATAAAGAATATTTCATTGGTGCAGACGTTTCAACTGGTAGAGCTTCTGACTACTCTTCATTTACTTGTATGGATAAGCTAGGAGAAGAACAAGTAGTATATAAGGGAAGAATGGCAGTGGGAGCTTATGCTAAGTTACTTGGTGATACTGGTAAGTTGTTTAACTGGGCAGTAATAGCTCCAGAATCCAATGACGTTGGTTTATCAGTAACTTCTAAGCTTCAAGATGAAGGATACCCTAACCTTTACTACTACCAGAAGATGCTAAAGAAAAAAGGTAAAAGTAGACCTGAAATGGATAAATCCCCTGGTTGGTTAACCACCCAAAAGAATCGTTCAGTGATAATAGAAAACTTGGAAGAAGATATTCGATTAGATCACGTAATCATTAAGGACCCATTCTTTGTACAAGAAGCTTATACCTTCATTTATGATGGTTTAGGTAGACCTGTTGCAATGGGTAAACATAGGGCTAACAATTCAGCTGTAGATGTAGACCTTGAAGGAGACGTATATGCCGATGATGATATCTTTGGAAAAGCAATATGTAATCACATAAGGAAAGGAAAAACTAACGTAATCGTACAACCAAGATGAAAAAGTACTTCAATTTTAGTTGGGGTTGGGGACGTAAGAAGGACCCTCCCAAGAATGGTACATCCTCTAATAAAGAGGAGAAGCCTGCCACATCGATTTCGCCTGGTAGGGTTTCAGTTGACGATGATAGCGATAACTTAATTACATCATTACAAGGGTTGACTAAATTAGTTGAACCCTCTTTTCGTGTTGATGTGATACCTTTAATTCGGGATTTATATAAAGTAAATCCTGATATGGGCATCGCATTGCAAGATATGTTTAAGTTAGCTAACACCAGTCATACAGTAACTTTCCCTAATAATACCGATGAAGAGGCTTCAAAGATGAGAGAACATCTTAAGAAAGCCACCAAGGGATGGACCAGATATACTGCTGGTATAGATGGTTTAGTTAACAAAATGATTGTTCAACTTCTTGTAAGTGGGGCAATATCTGTAGAAGGCGTACCAAATGACAAGCTTGATGGTTTGGCTACTGTATTATTCCTTAAGCCAGAGCATATCAAGTTTAAACGTGAATTAAATGGGGTGTATGCTCCTTACCAAAAGAATATAAATTTCTTTGTTAAGCAACAAGATTACATTAAGCTTAACCCAGAAACCTACTTCTATGTTGGTATGTTCAATGATACCGATGAACCTTATGGAGTTCCTCCATTTATGCCTGCATTGGATTCTCTCAAAGGACAAAATGATATGAAGATTAACTTCAAACATATCATGGAGATTTGTGGTATGGTTGGTTTCTTAGAAGCTAAGATGCAGAAATCTCCACAAAGGCCAAATGAGAGTATCAAATCTTATGAATCCAGATTATACCATGAACTCAATATCCTTAAACGTAATGTTAAAGAGGGTATGAAGGATGGGGTAGTTGCTGGTTACATAGATGACCATGAATTCAAACTAAATTCTACTACTAAGGAGCTCGGTAATATCGAGAAGCCTTGGAATATGAACCAACAATCTGTAGCAAATGGGTTGGGAGTTAATGGCTCTATCATTGGGGTATCATCTACTACTGGTGAAGGTGCAACTGGTATAATGCTGTCTAAGATGATTAGCCAGTTAAAAAATATCCAAATGCTTGTAGCTTATGTATTAGACCGACTTTATTCTCTAGAACTGCGTCTGGCAGGCTTTAATAATAAGGGGATGAAGATTGATTGGGGAACTTCTACAGTTTCTGATGAAGTTAAAATCCAACAAGGTCTTCAGTATAAGATACAGAACCTTGACTTATTGTATAAGGCTGGTATCATTAGTCAAGAGCAATATGCTTGGGCAATGGGTTATGATTCTCCTGATGAGAAAGAACCAAGAGTTTCACTTGAGGACCAATTTGCTAAGGGAGGTAATATAGACCCACAAGAAGGAACTAAGAAGAAACAAAGGCAAGATGATAAAAACCAATCTGCTCGTAGGTCAAGAGATAAGAATAACCCGGCTCCTTCTCGAGGAGACCAAAATACTAAAGCAAGATGAGTAAATTTACAAAGAAAAACAAAGAGCATCTTGATTCTATGGTGATAGGTCAAGGCCATACCATTATGGCTGGGTATATCCCAGAAGCAGTGGGAGCCAAGGCTTTCTCAGAGAATTATTACAAATGGAAAAATCCTACACCGGATTCCATTGCTCAATTTGGGTTTTGGGGAGGGGATATAGATTATAATACTTACTATCCCAACCTAGACAAATCGGAACTAACTCCTAAGGACGAAGAGTTTATCGAACCAATGTTCAGATTACTTTCAGAAACGATTGTATCTAAGAATTGGAACCCGACAGACTTTGGACAGAACGGAGTACTAAAGGCTTCTATGAAGATGTTGCTTGGTCAAACAGTAAACTGTGACCATGAAACCAACATCGGTAATGCTATTGGTGCTGTATCACAAGTAATGTGGCAGGAATCCTATAAAGACGGTAGCTTTACTATACCCGCTGGTATCAACGGTATTCTGAAAATCGATGGTAAGGCAAACCCAAGAATTGCTAGAGGCATCCTTATGGAACCTCCTTCAATTCATAGTAATTCAGTTACTGTACAATTTAAGTGGGATAAATCCCATCCCCAAATGGAAGATAACGAATTTTATCAGAAACTGGGTACTTATGACTCTAAGGGAGTTATGGTACGTAGAATGGTTACTGAAATTGTTCGTTACCTTGAGACCTCACTAGTTTCACATGGTGCTGATTCATTTGCCCAGAAAATTGGCTCGGATGGTAAAATCATTAACCCAACCTTTGCCAAAAGAACTTGGGCATCCTATGAAGAGTATAGAGATGATAAATCGAAGCAATACTTCTTTACTGATTATAAATCAGATTTAACATCATATCAAGAAAAGAACGATACTCAGGGTTCTTTTAATGATAATGATGCCAATGATAATCATTCAAATAAAGATAACATGAACGAATTACAAAAATTTCTTGAAAGCCTTTTTGGGGATAACATGCTTACCCTGGAAGAAGGTAAAGAGATGAATCAGGAAAATGTAATTGCCTGCATTCAGACTTTGGTATCATCCAGAAACGAATTGCAAACTTCGGTAGATAATCTTACTACAGAGAAAACTTCTCTTACGGAACAGATTACCAACTTGAATGCTGAAGTAGCTAACTTGAAGGAAATGGCAACTGTAGGAAAGAATCACATTGCTTCTCTCCGTGAAAATGCCGTAGAAACTTACAAGAAGTTGATGGGTGATAAGGTAGATGAGACAATCGTTACGATGCTCAATGCCGAGACTACTGGTATTACTACTCTTGTTTCCTTGACAAAGGATTACCAAGCTCGCTTGGAAGAGAAGTTCCCTCTCACTTGCTCAAAATGTGGTTCTAAGGACGTCAACCGTGCTTCCTCAATTGCTGAGGATGATACCGAGGGTAAAACTGGAACCCAGGGTACTGATACCCAACGGAATTCAGAATCTCCGAGTACTAAGAATGTAATCGATAACTTGTATCGAAACAAAATCAAATAACTAATATAAATAATCCGCGTTATGGAAAAAACTAAAATCGTAAACGACCCTCAGCAACTTACTCTCTTTGGGGAAAGAACCCCGAGAGCGGTGATTTACAAAAGTGAGTCACACAAATTGCACCAGGCTTTCAATGTTAAAGCTGGAGAGAAAATCGTACAGGGTATGCCAGTGGCTTTGAATGAAGAAGGTTTGATTTACCCTTGCACTGATACAGCTACTCAAGTTTATTTGGGTGTAGCAGTAACGGATAACGTTAACCCTGCTTATCAACCTCAAAGAGATTTCCCGGTAGAGGTAACAGTAGCTATGGAAGGTTACATGATTTGTAACTGGGTATCAAACGGAAATATCGACGCCGGCTATGTAACTCCCGATGGAACATTGCTTAACGATAGATTCGTAAAAGCTAACCAAGCAACTTCATCCCAGTTCATTGCCCTTAATCCTGCAGAAGAGGCAAATGAGGTAATTCAAGTACTCATCAAATAAGAGAAAAGAAGTTATGGAAAATAAAATAGATATTACAAAGTTGAAGGCTCAGGATTTTATGAATGAGCTGCCGGAAATGGTAAGAAGCTTGGAAGCTGTTCGTTCCGGTTCACAGGACAAGAAGCCTGTAGAGGTAACTTTTGGAGAATTGGTTACCGGTAAATGGGGTATTTCAGAAGATGAACTTTTTGAAAAGATGGGCATCAATCCAAAAGTGGACACGATGCAGAACATCTTTACAATGCCTCAACAGAATGTTCGTTGGATTGTTCCGGAAATCATCCGTGCTGCTATCACATTGGGTATGCGCCAGGCTCCGTTCTATCCGAACATCATTGCATCTGATCAACCCATCAATGGTTTACAAGCAATCATGCCAATGGTTAACATGTCGGATGCTGCCCCTGCAAAGGTTAATGAGGCAGAAACTATCCCATTGGGTGATGTTAGCTTCGGACAGAAATCAGTTAGCCTCTTCAAAATCGGAAAAGGTTTCAAACTTACTGATGAAGTTCGTAACTATGTTTCGCTCGATGTCTTGGGAATCTACCTTCGTGATTTTGGCGTTCAGTTGGGTTATGCTCTGGATACTCTGGCTATGGACGTTGCTATCAATGGTAACAACCCTGATGGCTCTGAGTCTGCCCCGGTAATCGGTGTATACGAAACAACTAATGGTATCACTTACAAAGACCTTCTGCATATTTGGGTACGTGCTGCTCGTATGGGACGTAACTTCCAAACTATGATTGGTGGTGAAGACCAGGCAATCGAAATGCTGAACTTGCCGGAATTCAAGGATCGTCACTCTGGTACTACAGAAGCTACCCTGAATGTTAAGTCTCCTGTTCCCAAGAATGCTGACTTCTACATTCACCCGGGTACACCCGACCAACAGTTGCTGTTGATTGATACATCTGCTGCCTTGATTAAGCTTACTGCTCGTCAGTTGATGCTTGAATCTGAAAGAATCGTTTCTAACCAGACTCAGGCAATCTATGCAAGCTTGACTACTGGCTTCTCTAAGATGTACCAGGATGCAACTCTGTTGCTGGCTGCTGACAAGAAGTTCTCAGAATTCGGTTTCCCCGAGTTCATGAACGTAGACCCATATTTGATGGTTAACCTAGAATAATAAGGGACGTCCGGTTTCATCTATATAAATTCCCTGAGAGGGTAGGTAACTAAAAAGACCTATCCTCTCTTTAATCATTTTTAAATCTTAGGAAATATGGCTAAAGATAAATATACAGTAACTGTGGGACCAAGAGCTTACAGTTTTCATGACCAATCAACTGGTATTACCGTTTGTAGAGGAGAAGACAAGGAACTCTCTCGTCGTCAATTCCGTGCACCAAAGATTCAGAAGGCAATTGCCTCTGGCCATCTGATTATCATTGCTGATAAATCAGAAATCGAAAAGTATTCAGAGGCCGACATCGAAAAGTTGGATAAGAGACTGAATGCTCAGTTCAAGAAAGGCATGACTCTTGAAAAACTTGCAAAGGGCTATTCCCTGGAAGAACTGAAACTGGTAGCAGGTCTTCATGAAATCGTTGCCGAGAAAGATGATACAGTAGAAACACTTATTCAGGCTTTGCTGGAAGAATTCGAATCCTCTTCTAAAGGGTAATATATGAAAATTACATAAGACAGACTAATATGAATAACAATCTGGACTTTTTGTACGTTACGTCAGGTCTGGAAGTTTCATTCAGAGTCATATCCAAAGTCCCGGCCAAATCCATTTTTGACTGGGACTTTGGCGATGATAAGGGAGAGGTTTTCAATGGTGGAAGACATGTTTCCTATTCTTATGAAACTCCCGGTTTCTATACAGTAACATTACATGTAACTAACTCAAATGGTTTAGATATCACCGTAGATAAGACTCTGGTAGTTTGTGATTATGGACATACGGCATTAGCCGATACAATATATAACTTAATCGACCACTACATTCCTTCAGAGATATCGGATGGAATGACCAGGGAAGATAAATCTATCTACATCACTAAATGGCAATATTATATTGGTCCTCTAGTAAATCACCAAATTCCTGCAGATAAATACACCGATGAATTATGGTATGAAGCACTAGAAAACCAATTAATAATGGAATTGGCTGCCTGGGATTTTCTCAATGTGAAGATACTTAATCTATTAACAAGTACTTCCGAATACTTAAGTCAATTAACCTCTACCAAAGAACAAACTGGTGATGGTACTTCTAAACCCGAACTTGCCCGAGGTGATAGGATAAAACAAATCACTACTGGGCCTACTGAAGTGCAATATTATGATACCTTGGCAGATGCTACAAGTTCCCTATGGAAAACACTTTCTCAAGCAATGCAACCAGGTGGATTAATAGATGAATTAAGGAAGAACCTTTGTATGTTAGCTTCACGATTGGAAATCTACTTACCGTTCTGTGATGAAGTATTTAGAACCGTAGTACCAAAAGTAGTTAACAGAAGGCAACCTGGAGTATTAGATGGGCCAAATCCAAGTGCTCCAGTGAAGGGTGGTAAGAAATCAATTCTAACTAAGTTATGACAAAAGAACCCTGGAGAATGGTAAAGAACCGCTCTTGGGATAGATACAAGAAAATTATCACTGACTTCTTAGATTGGGATGCTGGTAGGCAATCCATAACCTGGGCCAAACATGTTAATCAGCTTCTCAGTCATGCCGAAGACAGTATACCTAAATATTATAACATCCAAATCGAGGCATTATGTTACTACAATGTTTTCAGAAACTGGCCTATCAATAAGGCAACAGTCTCAGGAGAATTGGATGATGAAAACTTATCAATACTAATTTCTAAATCTTATATAGAACAAATCGGTTATCTTACACCGGAGGGTTATTGGGATTTTAATTGGGAACAAGATAGGTTTGTAATTAATGGTATAACGTATAAGCCTTCTGGAGATACTCAGACTGCTCAGGCAAAGGATGAGGCTTTAGTTTTCATGATTATCCTAAAGAGAGACCGAGATACCAAAGTTGAATTTGTAGAATAAAAATAAAGTATATGGCAAAGATGTTAGTACTGAGGTGGACACCAATTACTACAAACAGTGGAATTTGGTTTGATAGTAATCGGGTTATCCTCAATGGTACCTCTGGAGTTCATATTGAAATGAAAGGTAATGGCAATGATGTAACGGCATTTCAATCGATGACCGGAAACAAATTTGTCACCTGCTTTCAAGATTACTTCGGGGATATCTGGGATAAAATAATACCTCATCCTGGTATAGGCCAGGTAATAAAGTTCCGTGTAAATAGGCTTCCTGATTATGCTTGCATACGGGGAGATATTGAGGACGGTGGAGATGTAGACCCCGAAAATCCGGATGTACCAATGAATGCCTTCTGTGGTTCAGAGGGAGAACCATTCAGGGATATCGATTCTGAATTCTTACTGGGTCGTCAACGTGCAGTAATTAATCCTTAAATTTTATAAAATATGTATGTAAGTAAGTATTATACCTGCGAAGAAATAGACCAGCGGTTATTACAGGGTTACTATGATGACTTTGTTAAAGCTGGCTTTGGAGGAACTATAAATGAGTTCTGGGCCTTCGTACTTTCTATCAAGAATAAGGTAGATAAGAAAGAAGGATACGACTTATCGAAAAATGATTTTACCGATGAGTTGAAGGCTAAACTTGATGGCATCGAAGAACATGCAAATTATATCACTAAAGTTTCTCAGCTTGAGAATGATTTGAAATATCAAACCGAGGAAGAAGTTAAACAGATGATTAGTGATTTGGTTGATGGTGCTGATGATGCCCTTGATACTCTTAAAGAGTTGGCAGAAGCATTGGGCAATGACCCCAACTTTGCAACTACCATCACTAATAAATTAACCGACCTTCGTACTGCTTTAACCGAAGAGGTTAATCGTGCTAAGGAAGCCGAAGCTGCTCTGGGTGCTGCAGTAGCTGCAGTTCAGGATAACCTAGAATATGGGTTAGACCAAATCAATAAGAAGATTGATACCGTTAAGGCAGACTTAAAAGCTGAAATCGACCGAGTTGAGAAGAAGGTAGATAAGAATGCTGAAGACATCAAAGACCTTGAAGATAAGGTAAATCAAGATAATGATGAACTTGAGAAAGAACTCAAGGACCTTATTCAAAAGGAAAAAGATGAACGTATCGCTGCCGATAATGAGATTAAGGAAAGTGTAAATAACCTTAAGACTCTTCATATCAATGATAAGGCTGCACTCGAGGCAAAGATTGCTGAAGAAACTGCAAATCGTACCAATGCAGATACCGTACTGGATTCTAAGATTAATGAAGAAATCACTAATCGCCAGGCTGATACTTTAGCTCTCCAGGGTAAGATTGACCAAGAGAAGGTAGACCGTCATTCTGAGGACCAAGTTCTTCACAATGAAATCTCTAAAGAGGTAACAGACCGTACCAATGCAGATAATGCTCTTCAAGGTAATATTGATAAAGAAGTTCAGGCCCGTACTGTTGCAGACCAAGTATTACAGAACAATATCGATTCAGAGGCTACTACTCGTGCTGCTCAGGATTTAGTTCTTGAACACAAAATCGAAGATGTAAAAGAGCAGGGTGTAGAAGACAAGGAGCAATTGCTTAATGCTATTGCTGCCGAGGCTGCTGCTAGAGAAAAAGGTGATAAAGATCTTGATACTAAGAAAGTAGATAAACGTGAAGGCTATTCTTTGACTAAGAATGACTTTACCGATATACTCAAAGCTAAACTTGATGGAATTGAGGAAAAGGCAAATTATATTACGCATCTTTCTCAGCTTATCAACGATTCTGGTTTCCAAACTGAGGAAGAGGTAAATGCAGCTATCCAAAAGATTATTGGTTCTGCTCCAGAAGTACTTGATACTCTTAAGGAAATTGCTGATGCCCTTGGAAATGACCCCAACTTTGCTGCTACCATTACCAAGAAATTGGCTGCAATCACAGAACAGGTTAACCAAGAAATCGAAGACCGTATTGCAGGAGACGAGGCAAACAGTGCTGAGGTAGCTGCTGAAGTTCAAGCTCGTAAGGATGCAGATACTGCCCTTGAAACTAAACTGAAAGAATACGTAGACAATAAGTCTGCTACTGGAGATGCTGCACTCGGGGTTGTAAGGGATAACCTTAACAAGGAAATCCAAGACCGTAAAGATGCCGATGCCACAATTCAGGCTAACTTGGATAAAGAGATTGCCGAAAGAAAGACTGCCGATGAAGCATATACTCAAAGTTTGGCTAATGTTAACCAGCGTATCTCAGACTTGGCTTTGAGTATGCAAGAGTCTATCAATACCTTGCGTAATGAGCTTACCGAGCAGGTAAATGCCAATACTACGGCAATCGCTACTAACCAACATAATATCGAAAGAAATTCAGAGGCAATCACAAACTTAACTAAGACTGTAGGGGATAACTACAAGGAAGTTAAGGATATGATTAACGAGGAAATCGTTGACCGTACCAATGCTGATAGTGCTTTGAGTTCTCGTATCGATACTCTCAATATTGACCTTAATACTGAGAGTGTAGAAAGAAAAGCTGCAGACCGAGTTCTTCAGGTAAATTTGGATAAAGAAGCAGCAGACCGTACTGCAGCCGATAAAGCCTTGAGTACTGAGTTTACGGCTAAATTGGATAATGCTAAGCAGGCTTTGGAATCCGAGGTAGCTAGCCTTAATACTAAGCTTGAACAAGAAAAGGAAAACCGTATTGCTGGTGATAATGCTTTGGGAGTTCGTATTGATTCTCTAGAGGCAGGTAATACCGATGCTATGAATGAATTAAAAGCAAAGGTAAATGCTAATACTACTGCTATTAATGCAGAGAAAGACCGAGCAATTGCCAAAGAGACTTCACTTGAGGCAAAGATTGATACCAACCTTCAGAACCATAAAGATGATATGGCGGGTATCAACCAAAATATACTTACCGAAAAGAATGACCGCTTAGCTGGTGATACCGAGTTGCAGAATAATATCGATAAGGAAGCTACAGAACGTGCTAACCAAGATACCCTTATTAATAATGCTATTGCTCAGGAAAAAGCAGATCGAATTGCTGCTGACCAGGCAATGGATGGAAAGAAGGTAGATAAGGTAGACGGTAAAGTACTTTCTTCAAATGACTTTACTGACTTGCTATATGCCAAGTTGGATGGCATCGAAGAACATGCAAACTACATCACTAAGGTATCTGAGTTATTAAACGATTCAGATTTCCAGAGTGCTGAACAAGTAGAGGCAGCTATCCAAAAGATTATTGGTTCAGCACCAGAGGTACTTGATACTTTGGCTGAGATTGCTAAGGCTCTCGGTGATGATCCCAACTTTGCAGCAACTATGACTGCTAAGCTTACTGAGTTGGAGAATAAGCTTGAAGCTGAAAAGAATCTGCGTGAACAAGGAGATAATACTCTGCAACAGACTTTCACTAACTTAAGTAATACTCTTACTACTACGGTAAATGAGTTGAGAACTTTCGTAACTGAAACTCGTACGGAGCTGTTAACTTCCTTGAATGCTACCAATGCTCTGGTAACTCAGAATGCTGCTAATATTCAACGTAATCTGGAATTGATTCAGGGTATTCGGGATAACATTAATGGTAACTATACTGCCATTACCGATTTGCTGAATAATGAAATCGCTGCTCGTAAGGCTGAGGATATTCGATTAGAAGCAAAGATTGACCAGAATACTTCTGACTTAAATACAGAGAGAGAGGAAAGAAAGGCCGCAGATAAAGTTCTCCAGGATAACATTGATGCAGAAGAAGCTGCCCGTATTGCTGCCGATACAGCTTTGGGTAAACGTATCGATAAAGAAATTCAGGACAGAACCGATGCTGATACTGCCTTAGATAATAAATTCACTAACATTACCGATGACCATGAAGAAAGACTGGTAGCTGAAGAAGGTACTTCTGATGCTTTGCCTGATACCATGGTTACCGATGTTAGTGCTGTAACAAGAACCGGTACCCAACTTTCTTTCAAGGTAAAGACTTCAACCAAGGATAATGCAAATAACCAATATGGTGAAGAAGTAGAAGCTACCAAGAACTTACTCCCGGTAACTCAAACTCTTGCAGGAGTTATGTCTGCCGCAGACAAGGTTAAGTTAGATGGGTTAGACCCCAATTCTCTGACGGATATCTCTGCAGCTTCAGATGCTAATAAGGTAACGGTAACGGTAACTAAGGATAACGGTTTGAATGCTGATACTACCGAAACTTTCGATTTGCCTCAGGTATCGGCTACTAAGGCTGGTACGATGACTGCTAAGGATAAGGTTGAGTTAGATAGAATCTCTACGGCTAACTTTGCTCTTGGTGCAGTAACTCCCAATGAAACTACTGTTGGCATAGCTGCTACTAAGACCGTAGTTGAAGATGGTACAGTAGAACAGAATCCTATTACATTGCCTGCCTCTACTGCAGAGAAAGCTGGTGTACAAACTGCAGCAGATAAGAAGCTGTTTGATTCTATACCAGATAATATTATTATCTTATCTGGTGATAAACCAGTTGAGGTAGGTCAACAAAGCAGTCATGTTACTTTAACTCATAATTTCTCTTCTAAAAAAGAAGAGGGTATTTATACTCATGAGCCTGAAGATTATAAGACTACTTATATCCCAGCAGCTACTACAGAGAAAGCTGGTGTAATGACCGCCCAAGATAAAGTTAATCTGGATGAGACATTACCCAATGCTATTGCTCAAGAGGTTCAGGACCGTAAAGATGCTATCGAAGCTTTGGACGGTAAATCAGAAGCCGCTCTTGCTCAAGAAGTAGCTGATAGAAAAGCTGCAGATACTGCTTTAGATACCAAGTTTACTAAAGCTGTAAACGATGAAGCAACTGCTCGTACTTCTGCTGATACTGCATTGGGTGCAAGGATTGATAAAGAGATTGCTGATAGAACTGCGGCAGACACTGCCCTTGATAATAAACTGCAGAATAACATTAACACTCTAGAAGCTAAGCATGATGCCTTTGTAGCAACTAAGGGTAAGGCTGATGGCTTTGCTCCATTGGATGGGAATGGGTTAGTACCTGCTAACCATTTGCCTTCATATGTAGATGATGTACTTGAAGTATATGCTACCTATGATGTAAGCCCCACTGGAGGTCTTACTAATGTTCAATTGTATACGGATGCAGGTCACCAAACTCCCGTAGTTGGAGAATCTGGTAAGATTTATATAAATGTTGCCGATGGTGAACCTCCATACCAATTCCGTTGGTCAGGTACTAAATTCGTAGACAGTAATACTTCGTCTCTTATCATTGGGGAAATCGCAGGTACTGCTTTCGAAGGTAGTAGAGGTAAGCATCTTGAGGATGTGGTATCTAGCATGCCTAAAAATTTAATTAGTAAGGTTTCAATAGCTAACAAAAATAAGCGTAATGTTATTATCTTATGTAACTATTCTGCTACGGATGGTCAAGGGCATTACATTGATAAACCCGATGGGATGGTAATCCCTCTAACCCCAGCCACTACTCAAGAAGCTGGTCTGATGGATGCCGATAGTGTAATAAAGCTTAATCAAACCTTACCAGATGCTATTGAAGCTGAACAAGAGGCTCGTATTGCAAAAGATAATGCTCATGATACCTTTAATAGTTCTCTTCCAGGAATTATTCTTACTGGATTCACTCTTACCCATAATTCAACTAATGTAAGAGCTACTCTTAATAATAAAACTAAGAGTGCAGATGGTAAGACTTATGAAGGTGCTACAGATTTAATTAGAGATATACTTGCAGCAACTAAGACTACTGCAGGTGTAATGACTGCAGCAGATAAGACTAACTTGGATAATACCGTACAGGGGTTGGCAAATGAGATTACCAATAGAACTAATGCCATCAATGCTCTTCGTACAGAATTGAAAACTTACGTTGACGATTTGATTGCCGATACTGGTTCAGATGTAACTGCCTTAGAAACTAAGGTAAATAATCACATTGCCAATAAATCTAATCCTCATACAGTTACTAAAACTCAGGTTGGATTGGGTAATGTTAATAATACTTCTGATGCTGATAAGCCAGTATCTACTGCTCAAGCTACTGCTATTGCTGATGCTAAGGCTGCAGGTACTGCTGCTCAGACTTCTATCAATAGCCATGCTGGTAGAAGAGATAATCCTCACGTAGTAACTAGAGCTCAATTGAGTTTGGCAACTACCGACCAGGTAGTATTTGCTAAGACTACTGCTCCTTCCGGTTTCTTCAAAGAGTCTTCAGATATTCGACTCAAATCGAATATTAAGGGTTTGAATCATACTCTGGAACAGATTTGCCAGATACCAACTAAGTCATTCGAAATGCTTGGTAAAGAGGACGAGGGAACTATTGCTCAGAATCTTGAGGGATTGGGATTTGGTAAATATGTAGAGGAAGTTCCAGTAGAGAAATCTACAGTACCTAATCCAGAGGAATTCGAAACTTTGGAAATCAATGGGGAAGAGTATGTACTCGTAAAACAAGTTAAATATCACAAGATGTCAACTTTGGCAATTGAAGGTATTAAACTTCTCTACGATGAGATTAAGGCTTTGAAGGCTGAGATTCAAGAACTTAAAAATAAATAATCATGGGAGAGATAGCAACCTGGAGTGCTGTCAAAACTAAAGTAGGCCTTGGTAAGACAGGAAATGACTGCCCTACCAAGGCTGAATTGTTAGCACTCTCCTCGACAGGAACAGGGGAGAATTATGTGGGGTTGGAACTATCCAATGCCAGTTCCTATGGAAATAATGAATGTGTCAAACTCGAAGATATTCATAAGGTAACCTATAAGTATACTTTTACTACTAGATACAGTAGTGTAAGCTTCGATGCTTTGGGTAACCCAAGCTCTTCTAATCAAGGGTTTGGTTTTATTTCTACAAAACAGAAATATTGGGATGGGGTAGCTAATGGGTCTGCTGTTAGTGTTAATTACGTAATAAACAGTAAACCAAGTTGGATTACTAACTATAGTAAGCCGGCAGATGGAAAGCCTTGGAAAGCTTCAGAGAATCTAGACCTAACCTCAAGGTCTGGTAAGGGGTTGGCTACTCAATCTGAATCTGGTAAAACCGTGGAATTCACATTTACCCAGGCAGCAGCATCTCAAAGTTGGTCTCAAACATTCTCAGTGAATCCCACTTCTCTGTCTTTTGGGGCAACTGGAGGAACAAAAACATTTACTGTAACCTCTTATAAACAGGAATACCGAAATGGACATACCTATGGTAATCAAATTCCCTTAAGTTATACCAGGGCTAATACCGGAGTTACCGGTACTGGTACTTCAGTAACTATGGCAAATAATACTTCTACTTCGGCAAAGTCGGGTAGTGTAGTATTAACTCAGGCAGAAACCAATAAGAAACTAACTATCAGTTGTTCTCAATCTGCAGCTTATAGAACCTATAGTGAAATCACTGTAAGTGGAGGAAGTGTATCCGATATACCTGCAAGTGGAGGAAGTAGAAGTTCATTCTCAACTATGCCCTCATATTCTCAGACTTGGGGATGGGATGGTTCTACAACTGGAGGAGGCACAATTACAAGCGGTGCTAGCATTAGTTATGGTACTGCAGTTAGTGCAGGTTCTTTGGGAACTACTGCAAAGGCTAGAACAAGGGTAGGCTCCCTTACTTGTACTGTATCTCTGAATGGTAAATCGAAATCTATAACTCTCGATGTATACCAGGCAGAGAATAAAATTACCAGTACTACTGATGGTACACCAGTAATAAGCTTATCTGCAAGTTCATACTCTATCTCTAATTCAGGAGGTAGTGTTAATATTTATGCCAGTGTAAGTATACCTACTACCAACCATTGGAGTTCAGGGTCAACAAGTGCAGGTTCTTCGAAGAGTGCTACACCTACGGTTAGTGCAAGTGGTACTGGATTTAGTTTGAATTCAGCTAAGACGGTACTTACTGCTACAGAGAACACAGGTACTTCAAGTAGAAGTTGTACAGTAACTGCATCCTATAGTGGGGCAACTACTAAGACCATTAAAGTTACACAGAGTGCTGCTTCAGTATCTTATAAGTATTACTTGGCATTTACTTCCCCTACTGGTTCTAGAACTACTTCTAGAACTGGATTATCGGCTTTGGGAGGTAATAACTTTACAGTTGATGTAGCTTATTCTTTTAAGACTAAGGTAATAAACGGTTCTGAAATAAGTACAAGATACCCATTAGCTTTAACTGTAACCTCAAAACCAAGTTGGGTTACAAATGTAGCAATCACAACGTTATCAAGTGATAATGGAAACTATGGGTTAACCTTAACCTTAACAGAGAATACCGTAGAATCAACAAGGTCGGGTACCATTAAATTAAGGCAAGCAGAAAATGATGATAATGGTTGGGAGCTTACAGTCAATATAACTCAGAATGCTGCAACTATAACCTATGATTATGTATTCGAAATTGCATAGGTTTAATTAATAATCGTTCAGAATCACCTCGTAATCCTGCTCCAGATTTCGAAGAATTTAAGTTATCCATGAATGAGAGGTTAACTAACCAAGAAACCCTTTTATTAAGGATTGCTCAAGAATTGGGATTAGATAAACCTAAACAATAATAAGAATTATGCCAAGTAAGTCGGTTAATATTACACTATCGACTCCAGTTGGCCCTCTAGAAATATACGTAGATAAACGAGAACAAGCTCGTGCAGAAAGTTTGATTGCCAAAACTCCAAGTATCTTAACTAAGGGTTATGCGAAAGGTACAGAAAAGTTTGGCAATCAACTTCTTCGTATAGTAAGACGAAGTTTGAATACGGGTGTTCCCCCAAGAGGTTCAGGAGTATCATGGCCACCACATGCTCCTGGTACCATAAAGAAATATGGGGACCATACCATGTTAAATCTTACGGGGCAATATGCCAGGTCAGTTACTTTAGTAAAGGGTAAGAAAAGAACTTTCGTCGGATTGCCAATTGGAATTAAGAAGATTACCTATACGGGTAAGACTTCAAGAAAGACTTTGAATCAGATAGCTATCATGTTAGAGTATGGTAGTAGAGATGGTAATTTACCACCTCGTCCTCTTTGGAATCCTGCATTTAAGGCTGCTGGTGGAAAAGCTGCCTTACAAAAGGAAATACGTAATGAAATTAGAAAAGAAATAAGGAGGGTTATATAATGGCAGCAGATTTCGAAATATCATCCTTATCCGGAACTGGTACTGCAACTATTAGGGTAAAGCCTAAGGCAGTAAACGAAGACATGAATAATATAAAAGAGCAGGTTCTCAAGGTAGTAGTTCAGGGTGTAGAAAGGGAAGTAACTCTGGTACAAAAGGCCGCTCCTAAAATAGTAGAGACCTGGGGAACTTATTTTAGTATCACTCCAGAAACTACTTCCCATACTTTCGATGGTACTAAAAGGGGTGAGACCCTAGAAATAGGTGTATACAGTTACCAACAGAAGTTTATCGATAATAAGCCTCAAGATGAATATCGTGCTGTAGATTGGAAAGTTGAAAGCTCCTCAGATTGGTTAGGGGTAACCCAAGAAATTGGAGAAGCTAATGCCGCAGGTAAGCTTACTATCAAAACTAAATCTACTAATCAAGAACATAACCCCAGTAACTATGACCCCTTGGAAAGAACTGCTATAGTTAAGATTATCTCACAGCAAGAACCTAACACTGAGATAGTTTTAAATATAACTCAATCTCCAGGTACTAGAACTACTAAGTATGGCTTTGAACCAACCCCGAATATACCATTCCCAAATCTTGGTCAAAATACTAGTACTGCTCAGATTAGTAATGTAAAGGGTTATCAGTACTACCTTATCAACGGTATTCAAGTTGCTAAATTTATAAAACAATTTAAGATAACCGATATAAGTAAGACAATAGAGGGTCAATTCCCTGGAGGTATTGGTTCTGAACCAATACCCTTTAAAGTATGGCTTACCGATTATCCTTCAAATATTGCTACTCAATGGGTTAGTGAATTAAATTGTGTTGGTCATTTACAAACCATAGTGAGTAGTTTTGGAGGTATTCAGGTAACTTATAATGGGTATATTAATGACAATGGCAATCAAAGTGTTCAATTAAATATTAGATTGGGACTTTAATGGTAAACTCAGAAGAAATAGTAGAAAGAACTTTTTATATCTCTCTACTTAGTACAATGTTAGAAATGGGTCTTACCTTAAACCCAGAAGACTTCTTACCTTTGTCTCAAGAAAACGAAAAAAGATTTCAAGAGGCAATCAAAGGTATGAAGAAGTTTATACCACTTTTTGGTATAGGGAATAACCAAGTAAAAGGCCCAAAGACTCTCCCAAGAATAACCATAGAACTACAAGGTTATTATGCTGGAGATATTGGTGTGAATAAATACATCATTGGTGATAAACTTGAGGATGGTAATTACCAAGCTTCAGAGTTTCCTTATGAAACAAAAGATATTACTATAGATGTACATCTAGTTTCTCAAACACAAGCCGATATGAGGTTGCTACATACAATCTTATATACTGGCTTACCTGCTAGAGGATACGTGAGACCATACTTCAATGACTTAGAGGAATGGGAAAAGGGCAGGCTTGCTCCCACCGGAAACCTATTCATTGAGATTGGTAATTATTATGACCATCCAGATGTAGAACATGGTATACTTGAGAAGGTATACACTTATGTATGTAAAGACGGTATTCTTCCAGAAAAAGCTTTGGGAGAAGGTACTCTTACACCTATCAAGGATATATCAGTTCTTATTGGATTGTTAGAACAAAACGAAAATGAAATGTTAGAGTTAAAAGTACCTAAGGTATAGGTACAATACTCTAGGGTATAAATTAAACAAGTAATTAACTTTAATCACAATAGAATTATGCCAACTTCACCTCACATTGACTTTAAGTTTAAGAACAACAATGTTCTTCAAACTACTCCCATGTTAGGAGTTTCTTGTGTATTGGCTAGAACTACTAAGGGCCCATACGATGACCCATCAGAAATCATCTCTACATTCTCTCAGTTCCAAAGAATCTATGGTTCTGAAATTGTACCCGATGGTTCTGTATCAAATATCGAAAAGGCTTTGCAAGGTGGTTCTAAGCTTCGTGTTATTCGAGTACTTGGCAAGGGAGCTGCTCAAGGTACAGTAACTGCTTCTCAGGCTGCGGCAAGAAAAGCTAAAGATTCAGAAGATGGGATTTCAGTTGCTTCTGCTGTACCCGACTCGGCTAAACCCTCTGCTCTGATTACTTTCAAATCAGGTAGTACTACCTATAGTTTTGGATTAGTAACCAAGGGATATGGAGATCCAATTGGTAGTGCAGATACTTTCCAGGTTGGTTTTTATAAGCAAGCTAATACCTTGTATTATAAAATCTATTCGGCTAATGGGCAAGTACTTGAACAGGGTCCAGTAATAACCTACAAAACTGCCGATGATAACAATAATACTTCGGTAGATTACCTTGCTCTTAGTGCATTTGCTAAGAACTCGGAATATATTAAGCCGGTAATTACTGCAGGTTCCTCTTTTGAAAACCTAATTAAGTGGCTTACCGATGATATCGACGGTACTAAGAATGCTATCACTATTACCGTGGGAGATGCTGCACCCTCCGAAACAGAGAAACTGTTTAATGGTACTATCGGTAGTGCAGGTTCCACTCCAACTGCCGAAGAATGGATTGCTTCACTGGACTTGGTAAGAGACTACACAGACTTCTACCAATTGTTTATTTCACATATCTCTCAACACTTGGAACAAGATTCAGAGGTACTCAAAGTATACAAGGCTGCTGCTGATATGGCAAAAGAACTGATGGAATGGGTACTGTATATCGAAGTTCCCAAACACTTAACCCATTATACTCAAGGTACTCAGGCAAGAGATTACAAAGCTCAGGTTACTTGGGTACAGACTTGCCTTGGTACTGTAGGTAACTCTAAGTACATTGCCTACTTTGGTGGTGGACTTAAGTACTACAACGAAAATGGTAATCTTCAGGATTCCGATGTAGTGGGTACTATTGTTGGTTTGGGAGATGCTTCTGCTACTCAATATGGTCCTTGGAAATCCTTTGCAGGTATGAACCGAGGAGTTATTGGGGATGCAGTTGGTCCAGTATGCCCTAATTATGGTTCTCCTTCTCGATATAACGAACTGAACACCCTTGCTCAGAATTATATCAATGAGATGGTAATCAAAGATACTCCAGATGCAGGTAAGCAAACCATGCTATGGCATTGCTTCTCTTCTCAAGTGAAACAGGATTCTGAAAGATTCCTTTCAATCGTAAGGTTGAATCTCTACTTGAAGAAGTTCCTTCGCCCGGTACTCAACAAGTATATCGAAGAACCAAACGTTTGGAGTACTTGGAAGAGAATCTGGTTGGAGGTTAAACCTACCTTGGATTCTTTGGTAGACGAAGATGCTATGACCGAGTATACCTGGATGGGTGACCAAGATGCAACTTCTTGGGATGACCTTTCGGTTAATAACGAAGCAGATGCTCGTCAGGGTAAGTACCGTGCTATCCTTAAGTATAAGGATGTAGTTCCTATGCAAGAGGTAACTATGGAGATTGTAATCGATGCAGCTTCTAAGGCAGTATCAATCGTAGAAACAAGTAATAACCTATAAACATATAACGATGGGAGCAAAAGTAAAAAACCCACGGAAGAAATTCTTGTGGAGCATCATGTTCCCCAAACACCCTATCAATACCTATCTATTCCAAAGTTGTACTTTGCCGGATATTGAGATTGACCAGGTTGCTCATGGGGACGTCAATAGAGACGTTAAAACTGCAGGTAGGGTTACTATAGGTAATCTTATTGTAGAGAAACTTATGACTACTGCAGGTTCAGACACATGGCTTCATGATTGGCTTTATGCTTGCCAAGATCACATAGTTGGTGGAGGTTTGGTACCAAGCCAATATTGGGAAACGGCTATTGTAAATGAACTTGCCGAAGATGGAGTCTCGGTTCTTAATACCCACGTCTTCGAAGAGGTATGGCCATGTAAGATTACCGGCTTAGACTTGGACAGAATGGCTTCAGAGAATACCATTGAGTCCATAGAGTTCTCAGTTGGTACTGCAGATAAATACTAATTCCTTAGTCTATTTTCACTAAGACTCGGTGGAGGGGTGGGATTCCTGTGATAGGAGCTCACCCCTTTCTTGTTGTTATACGGAGTACTATGAACATTTGTAAACATTAAATATATCAAATTATGGAATTTAGAACATTTAGATTTACCGGACCTTCTGGTTTCGAATATGAAATCAGAGAACAGAATGGTGCTGATGAAGATATTCTCAGTAACCTTTCAGACATGAAGACTTTGATGAACCTTACCAAGTTCATTGCAGCAATTGTAATTAGAACTACTGCTACCCCTAATGGGAAATTAACCGTAGATGATGCCCTTAACTTACCAGTCAATGACCGTTATGCTATTATCTTCAATTCTCGTATCTTCTCTTTGGGAGAGGAAGTAGAATTCGAATATGATTGGGGCAAAGAGAATGGTGGTAAGATTACTTATGGCCAAGACCTTCATGAGTTCCTTTTCGATTACGGTACTACTCCAACTGTAGAGGATTTAAATCAGAAGCCAGATGCTATCCCTTATTATCCAGAGGGAGTTAGATTGGTAGATCATGAATACACTCTTTCATCTGGCAAGAGAATTAAATTCGATTGTATGACTGGTAAGGGAGAACAAGAGTTCATGAAGTTGCCTTTGGATAAACAAACTAAGAATGCTCCTCTTCTTTGCCGTAATCTTCACTTAGAGGTTGATGGTAGTTGGGAGAAGGTAGAAAACTTTACTCCGTTTACTGCAAAGGATATGGCTGAGATGAGAAAGCATATCTTATCTATGGACCCTATCTTCAAAGGTGAATCTCATATCACTAACCCAACCACCGGAGAAGAAAGAACTTATCCTATAGTTTGGGCACCGAATTTTTTCTACCTGACGGAAGAGTAATGTTAGAGAGTGATTTTGTTTATATCACCAGAGCCGAGATAGCCTTAGACTATTTCGGCTTTTTACGTCTTCCGTACCGAATAAGGAAAATATTCAAGGAAATGGCCGAGCAATATTATAAACAATTAAAGAAAAGAAAGTAAATTATGAATACCAGTAGGAGTATAGTAGAGGTCGGTGTTGCCATGGTTTTAAAAGACCGATTCTCTCAAGAAGCTGGCAAGATATCTGGGTCATTCAGAACAATGATGAATGATATGAATACCTGGAATAGAGGTATACAGATGTCAGCTTCCAATACAATGGACTTCGGAATGCAGCTCGTAGGGGGAATGGCAAGGGCCTATAAATACTCTGCGGGTGTTCAGAATGAAGTTTGGACTGCTTCGAAAATTGCTGGTGCTACCATTGCAGAACAAAGAGAAATGTTACAATTGGCAAAAGATGTCAATGAGATAACTCCTCTTACTGCTTCGGATGTTGCATCAGGACAAAGATACCTGGCTATGGCGGGTAATAAATTCGATGCTATTAAAGAAATGATTGGGCCAGCATCTAAGCTGGCTTCAATCTTTACAATGCCAGTGGGACAGAAAGGTGGTGTAGCTGACTTGATGACTAATATCATGTCAATGTACCAAATCCCAATGGGAGAAGCCGCTAGAGTAACCGATGATTTATATACTGCAGTTACTAATGCAAATATATCTTTAACAGACTTAGCCCAGTCCATATCTTATGCAGGAGCAGATATGGCAACTGCTGGAGTAGACCTTCGGCAAACGGCTGCTGCTATTGGTGTATTGGGTGATATGGGTATACAGGGTTCTATGGCAGGTACCTCACTGGCCAATATGATTCGTTACTTACAACTCTCTCTTGTTAATCAAAAAAAGAAAGGCTATAACGCTTTAGCAGACCTGGGCTTAAGTCCCGATGAATTCTTCGATGCTCAAGGTAACCTTATAGACCTTTACACTATCTATCAGAAGTTTGCTAAGGCCGCAGTAGATTTACCTTCACGAATCGAAACACCAACCTTCTTCAATATATTCGGAGTTCGAGGTAATCGAGGCATGCTTCCAGTACTTAGAGATATTGCTTCTGGTAGAGATAAGATGGGTAAGATACTTGCAACCTATGATCAAAACATAGGGGCAGTAAATAGACTTAATGAAGAACGTCTTAAAACTGATGCAGGTGTAATTGACCAATTCGAATCAAGTATAGAGAACTTAACAGTTACCGCAGGTGCAGCTTTGGGTAGAATCTTTACCCCAGTACTAAATGTGGGTAACTCTATAATCAAAGTAATTAATTCTATCTCAGAAACTTGGGTTGGAGGTTTTGGTCTTAGAGTAGGAGCTACTGCAGTAGTAGTAGGTACTATTGTTGCAGGATTTAATACTGTAAGAGGTATTATTAGGTCTGTTGGGTATTTACAGACTATTGCTACTGCTTCTACTGAAGGTATGTCTGCTGCAGCAATAAAAACTAATACTCAGTTTGCCATTATGGAAGCACACATGGTAAGGATGGTTAACCTTATGAGAACCATGGTTCAACTCCAAATGATGTCAAGCGGTATCGGTATGAATTCTGCTGGTAGATTTTATAACACTAAAACCGGAAGATATGTTAAGACACCAAATCCTGGAGTACCATTAGCAACTACTATGGCGGGTAATTTAGCTGGAGGGGCTTTAGCTGGAGCAGGTGCCCAAGTTGGTAGTCAAGTGGCTAGGCAAGGTGCTATAAAAGGTTTAACATCTATAGGTGGTAGACTTATGGGATTACTCGGTGGACCCTGGGGATTAGCAATTACTGTAGGTCTTCCTTTATTAATTGAGGGTATTAGTTACCTTAGTAATTCAGTAGATAGGAATACTGAAGCTCAGAATAAAGAGAAAGAAGACCCGACTACCATTAGAGCCCAGAATGAAGAGAGATTTATTAATGCTGTTAGGTTAGCTATTAAAGAAGGTATGAGAGATTCTCGTATCAATATCTCAGTAGATGGTCAAGCAGTTGGAGATTATGCTCCAGGTTCTCAACAAGATTTTACTGGAGCTGCATTTGTAATGGGAATATAAAACTAAAACACTATGGCTAGAGTATTAAATAAAGCAGCAGGTAAGGTTGTTGAAAAGTACAATGACCTTACAAGAGATACGGCAGGTGTTCTTACTGGTCCCCTAAATAAATTATGGAGAGCTCGGATATTACTCAATCGAACTATCTCTACTCTTCCAAAGGATGATTCTCAAAAGGGTAAACTCTATAACCCAAATGGGGTAATCGGAGAAGCTCAAATATCGTCTAAGAACCCTATTCTAAATAAACAGCTCCAAGCTAAATGGAGAATGGAATTACAATTCCCGAGATTAGAAGAAGGTGAAGGAGTAGACCCAGCAAAAGGGAATAAGAATACCACTAATTATAGAAACTTTGAGGCTAAAGCCGATGTTATATATCAGAATGAAGTAAGGATATATAACATGACTGTTAACCCTACTCAATACATTACCTTACAGAATAGACCTCCAGAAATAGATTTTAGAGGAGAAACCACATGGGCCACCATTAAATCAATGGGTCGCAATGTACCAATGTATCACTTTACTGGAGCTGAAGACATTATTCAATTCAATGTGTCTTGGTACTGTAATGACCCAGAAAATCCTGAAGAGGTAATTAATAAATGTAGGTTATTAGAGGCATGGTCTAAATCTAATGGTTACCAGGCTGCTCCTCCGATTGTTAAGATTGAGTGGGGGGATTCTGGTATATTCGATAACCACAATTATATCCTTACCTCAGCAACTTATACTCTGAAGAACTTTCAGAACGGTTATCGAATAAGGATACCCGGAAAGCCAGCTACTTTTGGTAATGGTAGGTTATTGCCTGCAGCAGCAACTCAAGAATTGATTTTCAAGAGAGTAAGTGCATATAACTTATCCTATGGAGATTTTATAAATTCCGATTCACTTAAAAAGACAGGAGGTATTAAATATGATTGATGTTAACCAATACCTAAAGGGAGCTAGCCCATACAATAATGCCTATGCTCTGAAGTATAACGATGGGGATTATTCCTTAGAAGCTAAACCTCCAGTAGTACCGGAATCCCCTAACGATATTCAACATACCGTTAAAGATGGGGAAACTCTGCAAAACATTGCTTTCAGGTATTATGGTGATTCTGGTAAGTGGTACATCATAGCTGAAGCTAATAAGATACTGAATCCTTTTAAGGAATTAGAAATGGGAACCCTAATAAGAATACCGACTTATGGCAGCTAAACAGAAACCTATATTGTATAAGGGAATGGGCCAACCATATTTGGCCCTTTTCAATTTTAGAGGTATGCCTATAATGAATCCAATTACAGGTATACCCCTTGGAGCGTATATAAGTACCTGGAGTTATAGATATGATGAAGAAAAAGAAAACTTGGCTACCATTACTTTCGATACGGGTAATCCTGATACTGTAGATATTGCCGAGATTCAAGAGAACCAAAACATTTGTCTTCAATGGGGATATATATACCCTGATGGCCAATTTATATCGGGACCCATAAAAATAATTAAGGTAAGGGAATTCGAAGCCGTATTTGATTCTACAGGTACTCATGTAACTATTAAGTGCATTGATTCTTCGGGAGATTTAAGATATCAACCTGCTTATGTCCATTCGGATATGGAAGGCTATAAATTATCTACCTATTTAGACAATGGCTGTGGGAATGCTACTGGTGTAATCATAGAAATATTTCAGTAATGGAACAACAGATAATAAGTAATAAAGTATACGAGTCACTACAGGTACCCACAGAGAATACCCGTACTACTACTGGTAAAGTACTCTATGCTAACAAATACAGTGGAGTAGCAGAAGTAGCTATGCCAGAAGATTTAAAAGCTTTAATTGATAGTGACTTTGGATTGGTGGGCAAGAACGTCTTAGTTCAATTAGAACAGAAGATGAAAGGGTACACTAATGGGCCTTGGTATGTAGATTCAAGGGATGGTGTTATCTATATACATAATCGGAAATTCCATGAAGAACCGGTATGTACTTATACATATCAAGGAGAGAATGGGGAAGTACTTAGAGTATCTTTTGCTACTCAGAAAATAACTAAAAGAGTTAAAGCAGTATTAGCTCCATCTCTAGACCCAGATAGTAAAGATTTATCGGTATTATCAACTAATATAAATGAGCCAGAGGATAAACCTCCATTAGCTTTAAGACCTCCTGTGGCTCAGGTAGATAACCTTATGGTGTCTAATATTACTGGCAATGGGTTTGAAGATTATAGAAGTCATCCTACTACTCCTACAGAGGTAATGGATGCTTGGGACACTCAGCTTCAGTATAACATGGAAAAAACTGCAGAATATAAAAAGCGGGTAGAGGAATATGAAGCAGTTGGTCCAGTAGGTGCTTATGAAGCAGGTAAGCAAAGAAAATTCGATGAAATGTCTACCGAAGAAGTACGAGCTACCATTAATCAAGCAGCTAATGAGTTACCTGACGATAAGAAGAATGCCCTTAAACAAGTGCTAAGAAATTCTAAGAATGGTAAAGAATTAGAAGCTAATCTTAAGAAATTATTAGAGTATGAAAGATACCTTTTCGAAGACGAAGATGGTATGGAGTTTATGGTAGAGGAATATGTAGACCCATTAGACTATGACCCAGAAGGCTATGCTTCTAAACAGGCCGGAGCAGGTATAGCTTCTGGTATCAATTTCCAAAGGGGAGTACTACCTGCATCAGAAAGAGGGTTCGAAGCTTTAAATAAAGACCCCTATACTGAAGTACTATCTGGTATGGAGATTGATACTAATAAACACTATGGCCAAGGTCAATATGGTAAGAAGGTTAAGGTAAGGCACATGAAAAGGGTAAATCTCAAGGTACCTCTTTATAAACTTTACCATAATTTATTTAGTAGATACGGTGGTGCCGATAAGTATGCTTGGGCAGCTAATGCTAATGCCAATGGTGGTTTAAAGCAAACTGAGAAAAGATTAGTATGTCAACTTCAGGTAGTGGGTAGACCTATGCTAGCAACTTCCCAAATAATCCGAATAGATAATGTA